ATGTCTCGCGTGCTTCTTATCTTTGCACGGTATTGACTGGATGACGTGGACGCATCCTCGGTGTCACGGTACTTTACAATAATGTTGGTGTACAAAGACTGGTACGTTTGCGTTATTTGCAACTGTGTCTTGGCTCCAGTAATCACGATCTTACCCGATCGAAAGATGAGGAATACAAGCTTGGGTTTGATAGAACGGAAGACAAGACCTGGGAAAAGCTCATCCTCATACGTGCAATACGGTCCATAGTCGTCTGCGATAGCCTGCAACTTGATAGGAAACCCAACGGTCGCAGAGGCTACGATGTTCTGTATTTTAAAGTCCTTGAAACAACACGGCACGCCCACTTTCTGAAAAATGCTACAGTATTTACGGGCGGCGTACCTCGACTGTAACTCTGTCTTGCCACCGGTACATACCATGTTTCCACTAGCAAACGCCAAAGCAGTCGTTCTTGGCTCTTTCACACGAATTGTACCCGCTGCAAACGTTTGAGGATTAAATTCGAGGAACTTGTATTTGTTTGCTATATACCGAAGATTTAACCCAGTGACACCGAGTGAAAAAGTAGATACCACATTTTGCAAATGGTACGGTGGGATTTCTATACCTGGTTGTGTCTGTAATTTCGATAAATCTAACTTTTCTTTCTTTGCCTTTTTACGCCCCTTGGACGCAGTTTTCACCATGGCAATTGTTTGTTTTTGGAATAACTCATGTGTTATATATATACCACCCGCAGTAGTTTCGTTTGCGAACGTATTCATATGACTATTTTTTCTTAAAAATATCAAAAACAAGTGTCATCTGAATTGAAAATGACAACAAGACAAAGTGTTGCTACACTTATGATATTGCCTAGGAAAATTAATGTATAAATCGAAACCATGGCGTCCGTTGCGTTTTGGAATCAAAGGAAAAAGCAAAAGCGCAATCCACAAGTTCTCTTACAATTAAAAGACCGAGAGACGCTTATTATCCGTTTGAAGCATATCCACGGCGATAATACGTTTGCAAAATATCCATCCGCTGGACGTTGGCAATATGCGTGTCCTCGCAAAGATTTTAACCATCTGGTGGACGTATGTGCTCATCGGGGTTGGGAATTGGTTCGTATACCAAAACTCGTTAAGGCAGCAATGGACCGCGACGTCCAAACGCCCTTTGATGACGCGTTTAAAGAGACTCATATTTACCATTGTATGTTTCCGTTCCAACGCGCCGGTGTAGAAGCAGTGGTATCTCAATACGGTGGTCGGGCACTGATCGGCGATGAAATGGGACTGGGGAAGACACTGCAAGCGTTAGCGACGTTTGCCTACTACAAGCAACCGAAGCTTTTGGTCATCTGTCCTGCGTATTTGCGGTACAATTGGGCAGCGGAGATCGAGAAATGGCTACCGGGGACCGAAACGACGGTCATCAACACGGGCAAGGACAGCCTTACCGACTGCCCGTTACCTCTAATCATGTCGTACGAGCTTGCGGCGACGAAAGCGAAAGAACTCGTAAAAATGAAATTTGAAATGGTGATTTGCGACGAAAGTCATTACCTGAAATCGAAGAAGACCAAACGGTGTAAAGCGATCACACCGCTGGTTAAAAAAGCCAAGTACGCCTTGCTCTTGTCCGGTACGCCCGCGCTAAACCGCCCCATCGAACTGTATTCGCAATGCCACATGTTATACCCCGAATTCTTCCCCAAGTATAAAGACTACGCCGAACGATACTGCGATGGTAAGATGTCGCCTATGGGATTCTACGATGACAGCGGTATCTCGAATAACTTCGAACTCACCTGGTATGTGCGGAAGATTGCTCTTATCCGCCGGGTAAAACGCGATGTGCTCACGGACCTGCCGGCAAAGCATCGGTCAGAGCTGTATTTACAGCTCACGAAGAAGGAGCAAAAGCCGATGCTTCCCAAGTTTGCACGATGGAAAGAATTAAACGAAAAGATTCCATTGATGGTACCTTGTTCGGACGAAGTCAAGAAAGCTGCGTTCGAACGAAAAGCATTGGTCAGCGAACTGTTTCGAAACACTTGTGAAGCCAAAGTCAACGTGGTGAAAAAGGTAGTCAAAGACATGGTGGAACAAAACTTAAAGTTCATCGTGTTCGGGTTCCACAAACTATTACTGGATGAAATTGAAGCAATATGTCCAAGTTGTATACGCATCGATGGCGATACACCGCAGAAAGATCGACCCGGCTTGGTCGATCAGTTTCAGAACGGTGACAAGCAGGTAGCCGTGTTGTCGCTGCTCGCATGCTCTACGGGGATTACTTTAACCGCGTCCTCGATTGTTCTGTTTACAGAGCTCTGGTTCTGTCCGGGCGTTGTGCTGCAAGCGGAAGATCGCGTGCACCGTATTGGACAACGAGCCACGTGTGACATACGGTACATTATTGCGAAGGGCAGTATTGATGAAAAGATATGGAAGATGCTCCATTACAAATTGCAAACGCTTGACTCTGCACTCGATGGACGCTCGGATCGTCAACTAAAAGGCGAAGAAATCGACTGGAAAGGCATGGACGAGGTAGAGTAATTATGAAGGTATATAAATAACTGTTTTTTATGTAAAATAAACATGGTTACCCCAGAAGATTCGAAACTCCCAGTTGTCAAACTCCTCGTGTGTGAGAACGATGAGGTGCTGGCAGTGGACACTAGCATCGAGTATCCGCACATTATCAAATTATTCCTTGGTATTGAAAGTGGTCCGTGGAAAGAACCTAAAGTAGACGAATATGGTCGATTGACGTTTCTTAAAGACTTTGGGATATACAGATCGTCGTTTATGCAATGTATTTCATTTATAAGATCGGGTTTCATTCCTTTTGACGCGGACAAAAAAACTAAATTAACGGAGACATTTAACATCCTAGGTGGTTGTAAAGAATATGATAATGCTCTGCGAGAATTGTTTCGAGAACAACATGACAACCCACTATGTCCGGAAGACGATACGTCGAAAATGTATGCTTGGCGAACCGACTACGCCGTCCCAGACGTCACCGATTCTGAAGGTTATTCGCCGGTGAGTGCTGTTAATCGTGATAGCGGATTCCGTCCCCATGAGCATATTACTAAAGGGTATTTGATGTGGTACAGGAAGCCAGTATGAATTGGTATAGTAAACACTGTATGGTATAATTCTGTCACGCATTATTGAAGAGTATAAATACTACACGCACGTTCTGATATTATGTCAACCTACCTGGACGAGCAACTGTGGCAGGCAATCTGTCCAAATACGTTCATATTCGATCTAGAATACATAGGATACACCACCGCACACAGCGACTGTTATGTTTGGGAAATCGGTGTCGTCCACTGGCTTACTGGTGCCGAACTCTGTGTGACCATCGATCCGAAAATTCGCCCCTTGCCAGTGCCCTTTTCCGCGGATTTCTCACAACTAACTGAGAAAACGCTGAAAGAACGAAATGCGGTTGATTTTCGCACCGCGTGGCACATTCTTACGACGTTTATCGATTCATTACTGATTGAAACCCGTAACGTGTTGCTAGTAGCACACAACTGTTTCAAAGCGGACAAACCAGTGCTTGAGGCAGCTACACTGCGTGAAGGCATACAGTTACCATTGAACTGGTTCTTCTTCGATTCTTTATTGTTTTGCCGCTCCGTCTTGCCAAAGCAAACGTCGTATGCACTAAAGGACATATTTGAGTCAACCATGCAGGCATCTTTACAAGATGCTCATTCTGCACTACCAGACGCACGAGCATTGCGTGATATTTTAATGAATATTAACCCGTATAGTTTATCTGGGACAATCTGTCCGGCATACACTACACCACTGCAGACAATTAAGTGGTTGGGTGCTTCGTGTGAGAACTATCTGTTTATGAAAAACGTACGATCGGTCGAACAACTTATCTCACTTCTAATAAATTCATACGCGACGCATAACTTACTGGGTTCCAATGACACTATTCATAGTTTCGTCACAAATTACCTAACACTTAACTTTGACATAAAAGATGGAAATGCTAGAAGTATTGCAAACTCAATTGTCAATAAATGGCTACCGTTAAAACAGGAGTAAACTTTGTCATGAAGGAATGAGTAATTAAAATGGCATTGAAAGAATGAGTACTCCAAATGTCATGAAAAAAATAAGAGTATATAAGTCCGCATCACACTAACGAAATGAAACGTAAATTAGACGACGAATATCGCGCGAATACGCGCCAAAAAACGACCCACAGCGTTTTAACAAAGCGAAAGACGGACGATGACCACGATTGCCCAACAAAACGACCCCGGATTTTGACATTAGAACAGCAGTTGGTGCAAGAACAACAAAAGAACTTTGAAATACAACAATGTGTGACTGCGTTACTACGGAAAATTGAGACGCTAGAGTACATGATAAGTATGTTTCAACGGAACGAAACAATAGGTAGTAATCGACTAGTTACTGCGTATTAACATAGAATATTTTTTATACTTTTACTTATAATCTTCTCCACTACGTAATTGATCCGCCCAGTAATTGTCCTCTACGTCAAACTCTGATCTCTTCCTGAACTCGCGTTTACTCAACACACGCTCCTCCTCCTCTGCCATCTCATGTGGCTGCAAGTCTTTGAACTCGCCAAACGTAGTGACTAATGGCTTGTATACTGGTGCGGGACGTTTAAACGATAAATGCCGACGGATACGTTTGATAAAATGTTTCATACGACATACAAGTACCGATAATTTATAGTGTTTTATTTTATATGTACATATTTACAAAGTCGTCTCTTTCAGAATGAAGCACGTCGTCCATCGCTGGTTTCACGTGCTCGGACGTCAAGAGACGCGGTTGGTTCCGTTTCATCCAGTTGATTTTCGAAAACTCAAGCTTGGCTTTAAAGGCGATATTTTCCGTGTCGCCGCCTGCATTTTGAAACTGGTCGTATCGCTCATGGAAAAGCGACCGTACAGATTTGTCGCATTTCCAATTGTATTTATTCAGTTGACGAACGAATATTTCAAATAACTGATCTGCTGTGTACTGTTCAATCGTAAAGGTCCATCCAAAACGACGTCGTAACCCAGCGTTCGAGTCAAATATGCGGTCATTTATCTCGTTTTCATACCCCGCAAAGATCATCACCGTCTTCCCCTTTTCCTCACTCAAAAAGCTGTTTATCTGGTCTAATGCTTCCTTCCCATACTCATCCTTGTCCCCACTGACTAGGGTATATGTTTCATCGATAAAGATAACTCCACCAGATAATTTTGTGAGCAGTTTCATCGTTTTTGTAGCAGTATGACCCATGTACGATCCCACCAAGTCACTTCGTCTAATAATGGTAAACTGCGTACCTTCGTCAAACAGTTCTAACGACGACCATATTTTGAACAGAATTTCTGCAACTGTAGTTTTTCCACATCCGGGTGGTCCTAACAGGCATGTATTGAGATAATGGTCGTCGGTTTTTCCATCGTTTGTCATAATAAACTGTATTTGTGATACGATAGATTCTTTCAATCGCTGCATGCCCACAAGCGATTCGAGAGTATTCAGGTGAGTGTAGAGTTCCTTATACTTAGGCTTCCGACGTGTGTATGCGATCATACTCTCCAAACTGGTCTGTTTCCGTCGTTTTCGTTTTCGTTTTTTCTGTTGTTGCATCTATGTCGGTATGCACCTGAGTATTTATACTCGTTTGACACACTGGACAGCATCGACTGTATTTTAGTGATGTCTCAATGCATTCACGATGGAAAGTACATAAACATTGTAACAATTCGATTTTACTCCCATTGGTGTCTTTACATATCAAGCATTCCACGTGGTTGTCAACAGAACGCCCCAGTACAGTCTGTTTGACGTCGGATGGTTTCATGTCAAAATAATGTTGATCGATTGATTCACTTTCTATCGAACGTATAAGCGTATCGAAATTTGGCAGTGTCAACTCTATTGACTGGTCGCTCCACACGTCGCATCGCCGCCACCGTTTGCGAATCTCTTTGTTCATGTCGTAGGTAGTCATAGCTACACCATTTTTACGAATACTAGTAGCATACAGATGTGTGACACACTCGGCTATGTTTTTTACATCCATTGGTAATACATGTGACCTATATAAATAGTATACCATATTGGTAGTGTATTTGATTAAATATATACTTCGTGAAGTTGACTAACAAAACAGCCCACGCATAAGTAGTATATCACTAGTATAAATATTATAATTTCAACATACCAAATAATGAGTAAACGACGAAGGTCAAGTTCCGATGAGTCGTGCTCCGGTGAGTCGAGGTCCGATGAGTCAAGCTCCGATGAGTCGTGCTCCGATGAGTCGAGGTCCGATGAGTCGAGGTCCGATGAGTCGAGGTCCGATGAGTCAAGCTCCGATGGGTCAAGCTCCGATGGATCCGTTTGTTATCTTTGGTCTGCCGAACCAGCGGAGATTACGCAGGAACTTTATCAAGACACAATCTTTAATTTTTGTTTATGGGAACCACCAGAAAAAGAACGTATCTCCAATGCATTGGTCGAAAAACTAAAAAAGTCAAAGGTCAAAGAACTAAAAGATCTAGGTCAAGACGCGACGCTGACTGATGAATTGGGAATCGGTTCTTCAGGAAGGGTGTACAAAATGAAAAATGGAAACGTTGTAAAAATAGTTCTAGAAAGTTATTTACACCACATTTCTTATGATACGTTTTATTTTCAGACAGATGAGGATGATTTTGATTTTGCAGAAGAAATGGGGGAAAAAAATCTAGGACCAAAGATATTTGAACATGGGTATCTATATTTAGAGTATGAAAAAGGCGAAGAGAAAAAATTAAATAAAAAAAATAGCGAATATTTAAAAAGGACAGGAGAACTCTACGATCACAGGGATCCAATACTTCATAAAGAAGGTATAAAAGTCTGGTACATGGTGATGGAAGAGCTTTACAATACGGATGTCGCTACTAATAATGACAAGTATAGAGAAAGACGAGAGAAAATAGAACGCGAAATACGTGCAATGAATGAACGTGCAGGTGATTTTGAATTTGGATTTATTAAACCAGGATGTAATATTTCCGATTTACGTGCGTTTGATGTGTTACTCGACGATAGATATATATCGGATAGCAAACTTTCGCCGGTGGGCGGTGAAGGCGAGTTTCTACCAATATTAAGATTTTAATAAATTATTACACATATTCCAATTTAATTATCTTACTCGCTCACATTTGCTTTCCCCACCCTTCGGGTGGATGCATAGGCTCGGACGCATTGTCGCACACATTGTGACATGCCATCAGTAAGTTATGCTGAAGTATCTTCCATTCGTCGAATGGGAGTGCTTTGTCAGTCTTGCGTACTTTGAAATCGTGAATCATCTGCGACAGTGGTACCCAAACGTCATCTGTCCATTGCATCTTCCACGCTTTGCAATTATCCGGTCCCCAGCTGCAGAAGATGACTTTGTTCTTTCCCGAACACCCCATCTCGAGATAGGTTTGCGGTATGTAATAATACGTGGGCTTCGTGTTACATTTCTTTTTCTTTGCCGGACATTTGATCTCGATGCATCCGTCTTCGTAGACATCACCGTTCTCATCGAAGAACTCGTAGAATCCGTCGGGCGACGATGCCATCCATGGAATAGTCGTATGTTGTACCATGGGGGCTTCCATGGCATAGAGATTAGGAGTATTATCAAGGAGGCATTTCAACGCCGTATCCTCATGTTCACAGCCCCATTGCATCCATTTTTGCTGTTCTTCTGTGAACGGGTCTTTCTTCCGCCCTTCAAAGACTTCTTCGTACATTTTTGTCAGTTCCGCTTCAGATTTTATGAACATAAAATTTGATAGCTTCGAGCCGCTCAACTTGCCTTTTCTTCGGGCAAACCATTCCGGACTTCGTTGTTCGGGCTCCTTGATATCTTGATCACCGAGGCTGAAAAACCGGTCGTGATAGAGTGCGTTGAGGTCAGGTGGTGCTTGGGGGTTTTGTGAAAGCTGTTGTTGCATTTTTATAGATTCCCGGTCACTTATATACCCCACTTTTTCTTTTGTTCCCGGCAGTGGAAGAAATGTCTCCGCGATAAGTCGGTGGATTACGCGATTTTTTGCTCTTCTATATCCTTCTCGCGTCAAACATCCATACGATGGATTCACATTTTTGGTACGGTACCTCCCCATCGTTGACAATTCCATGTCTAGTTGTGGATGTTTCTTCCATATTTCCCCCTCTAGATCTGGTACGGATACATACTCAAACTTGAACCTGCACGCGTGCGAACGTCTTCCAGTTAGCACTGCAGTAATGGAAGTTGCATGTATTCCAAGACTTTTTTGTGCCAATGCAATTGATGCATACACTATCCCGGTTTCAACGCATTTTATAGACTTGGATCTTGCTACTGCATGAGATTTCCGATTCTTATTGTTTGCATACGACGCGCGTACATTTTCTGATTGGGTTACCCACCGTAGATTCGACAATTTGTTATTGGACCGGTCCATATCAATATGGTCGACTTGTTCTTTTCGTTCTGTGTTGTCGAGAAACGTCTCGGCAATCAGACGGTGAAGTCTACGCCTCTTCTTTTTGACCCCGACAAATCTGTATCCTGATTTCGTCAATGATCCATACGATGGATTTATCCGTTTACTGCGGTATCTCCCCATGGTTGACAGATCCATGTCCAATCGTGGGTGTTTTCTCCATATTTCACCGTCTAGATCAGGGACAGGTTCATATTCAAATTTATAACCACCAGTGTGCGAACGTCTTCCAGTTAGCACTGCAGTAATGGAATGTGCATGTGTTCCAAGACTTTTTGCTGCTAATTTTGTAGATGCATACACTATCCCGGTTTCAACGCATCTGATTGGTTTCGATTGTGCCACTGCATGAGATTTCCTATCTTTATTCTTCTCATAGGACGCTTTTATGTTTTCCGATCGTGTCAGCCACCGTAAATTTGTCAGTTTATTGTTCGACCTATCCATGTCAATATGGTCAACTTCATACGGTATTTTATCGCTTGGTGTGCATTTCTGTCGTTTGGACGTCCCAGGAGACTCGATAACCTTCTTTGTCTGCTTTTTGAATCGTTTCAAGAGCTTTGGGGACGTAGAACTCTTGGTCATGCACTTTTTGTATATAAACCTCGTTCACTCGATACAACACTGTCAAGGTTTCGATGGTTAAGTGTCAGCATAGGGTTTTTCAAATGACATTGGAAATGCGTAACCAATGTCATCCGAATTTAAATATTTTAATGCCGACTTTTACACCGTTAAGCTACCCTCGGGTTATTTAAACGGATGATTTATTCTTTGCATGCAAGGTAACATGTTAAAAGGCGTTGAATTTTCTGTATGGGGGGCAGAATCGATTATAAAAACATCTGTATGTGAAATTACTGAAAAAAAGACAACTGAAAACGGCGTACCGGTAGAAAATGGGTTGCGAGATCCGCGTTTAGGACCGTTTTCAGGTCGTTGTGTAACGTGTAAATTATTCAAAGGCTCTTGTCCGGGACATTTCGGTCACATAGTACTCTCTGAGTACGTTTACCATGTATCTTGGATTGGTACGGTGATTCATTGGTTGAAATGTATATGTTTTTCATGTGGAACATTGCTTATAAAACCGGTGGAGGTGCCCCCGTCCGTTTCACACAATCGTCGAATGCATTTCTACGTCAAGAATCTACACACAAAGTGTCCGCATTGTTCTTCCAAACAGCCTAAATATACGTTGTGCAAGGACAATTGTACAATATTAAAAGACGGTGTCCTCTATCCGACGCACGATGTACGCGAACATTTACTGCGTGCAAACGAGAGCGATATGTACGGATATGATATGAGCCATCCAAAGCATATGCTAATAAACGTTCTACCAGTCCCTGGTCCGAATGTCCGACCCCTAATTGTCACGGACGGTGTGGTACGTGGCGAAGATGATTTGACGTACCGCTTGCTGCAGATTATGCGAGCAAATGATAAGTTAGTAAAGATGAAGGCAAGCAATCGACCTGCGCATATCATAACGAACGCTCGCGAGGGGTTACAGAATATGGTAACGGGGTATATAAACCATAACAAGCTCGGTGGTACGCGCAAGCGGTCTTCGGGTCGCGAATATGCCTCACTTGCATCGAAATTGACAAAAAAGGAAGGTCGCATTCGTGGCAATCTTATGGGCAAACGATGCGATTATACGTCTCGAACGGTTATCACCGGAGACCCGTATCTCGGTATGCATGAGGTCGGTGTTCCGACGTCCGTAGCGGAAAAGCTTACTATTCCAGTGAAAGTAACTGATTACAATCGTAAAAGTCTCCAGGAAATGTTGCATCGTGATAAGACACCTGTAAAGTTTGTTATACGTCCAAATGGTTCTCGCGTTGACCTTTCGTTTGTCAAGAGCAAAACGATCGAATTACGTGCGGGATACACCATAGAACGTTCCTTAAAAGACGGAGATATCGTTCTGTTTAATCGCCAACCGACGTTGCATAAGATGGGTCTTATGGCACACGAGGTCCGCGTGTTGCCGTACTCGACGTTTCGCATGAATTTAAGCTGCACGACCCCGTACAATGCAGACTGTAAGTAATCACCCCATTCTTCATGTGCAAATAATATATAACTAACACACTTTTCCTGCAGTTGACGGCGATGAAATGAATCTACATGCACCGCAGACTATCGAGGCACAATCGGAGGCACGTAATCTTATGGCTGTCAAGTACCAGGTAGTTTCACCGCAAAGTAACCGCCCGGTAATGAGTGTTATCCAAGATGCCTTACTTGGTGCGTATTTACTATCTGCACCTGGTGTTGTGCTGGATAAGAAGACGATGATGCAATGCGTTATGTGTATACCGGGTTGGAACGGCGAGTTTGAACAAAAAGATGTGTACACTGGACGTGATTTGATCTCAATGGTATTGCCGGTGGTCAATTGGAGCCGCAAGGGTGTAGTTATATTGAAGGGGATTCTATTGGATGGACAGTTGAGCAAAGACGCATTGGGTACGAGCCAAGGGTCGCTCATACACGTGATTTATAACGACTGTGGTCCCGAAGAGACCATACTGTTCATTCACAGGCTTCAACTGGTGGTCCACAATTGGTTGGACCTCCGTGGGTTTACGATCGGTATCACGGACGTGATGCCTTCACCAGAAACGACGATCAAAGTAAAAGAAGAAATATCGAGGACATTTCATGACGTGGATGGGTGCGACGACGAGATACAAATAAACCAACGGTTAAACACATGTCGCGACGTAACCGGGAGGATGGTAAAGGACCCGTTAACGAGCAAAAATGGGTTTTACTGTACGGTAAAAGCAGGTAGCAAAGGAAGTCTTCCTAACATTGCACAATGCATGGCATCGGTGGGGCAGCAAAATTTATCTGGCAAGCGAATTCCCAAATCGTGGTCTGACCGGACCTTACCACACTTTAAACGTGGATCCAATGGACCCGCAGAGCGTGGATTCATCCAGCATTCCTATTGCGAGGGTCTAGATCCACATGAAGTATGGTGGGCAAGCATATCTGGACGAGAGGGAATCATTGACACAGCGTGCAAAACCTCAACAACGGGGTATTTGGAACGTCGGTTGATGAAAGCATTGGAAAACTTAACAGTCCGTTGGGATCGTTCCATTCGCAACTCGGACGGTGTATTAATGCAATTCGCGTATGGCGATGACGGATTTGACCCTGTACGTGTCGAGAAACAATACATTGACTACGACAGGTACAAGATGTACGCGGACGGAGACGTGTCGCAAGATATTGACGACGAATACGAACAGTTAATGTGTGACAAACAATATTTGGAAGATTTACAACCATGGAAAGACCCAAGTATGCGGGGTACATGTGCCTTTATGTTGCCAATCAATGTGGGAAGAATTGTGCATAATGCAAGGACGCTATTTGACGTACCGTCGGAAGCTTTGGAGCGCGACGAAGTACGTGACATGGTGGATATGCTTGTTTCCGAGATCGATAACGACATGTTAAAATGTTTGATACGGTTTGAATTGTACTCTTTGCCTTTGGTCGTCGAGAAACAAATCACTCGAGACAACATGGAAGTTATTGCGTATGAAATAAAACGTCAATATGAAAAAGTAAAGGCGGTGTGTGGGGACAGCGTCGGAGCAATTGCGGCGCAGTCGATAGGAGAACCGGCGACGCAGATGACCCTGAACACGTTTCACTTTGCTGGTATAAGTTCAATGAATGTTACGCTCGGTATCCCACGTCTGGAAGAAATATTAAACGCGACGAAAGGAAATAAGATGAAAACACCTGTTTCGACAGTGTATGCAAACGATATGCACGAGGTTGTCTATCAATTAGAACATATCCGAGTCGAAGACATTGTAGAATCGTACAAAATAACAGATGCTCCAGACCAGTTGGAAGTAGAAGATTTTTTTATCTTTCCCGACGACTATTACAAACCAGGTGCATCTCCGACAACGTTGGTCTTGTATTTAAAAGAAAACGCGGACATTGTTCGTTTGCGAGATATCATTTACGCAACGGGGAAGGCGGTATGTGCTTACACCGACCATCCTCAAGCGGTGTTTCACGTAAGAAGTGGAAAGGATGAACTAGACCTGGATTTATTCTACGACAACTTGTTGAAGACAACAACAATTAGTGGTGTAGCGGGTGCCGAATATACGAAGATTGTGAAGCTTCCTGGTCAGCCACAATGTATTCAAACATCGCTAGCAAGTCTGTCAAAGCTGTTTGAATTAGACATTGATGTGAAGAGTGTGTATACGAACAACATTGAAGACGTAGCCAATACATTGGGAATCGAAGCAGCTAGATTTACGATGATAAAGGAAATCCGAGGAATATTAAGTTACTATGGAATTTATGTTAACGTGCGCCATATACTGTTGTTGGTCGATTGGATCACGAATACGGGTCGTATAGTTCCATTGACACGACACGGAATACGCCAAGTGGATGCCTCACCATTAAAGCGATGTACGTTTGAAGAAGTTGTTGAAGTTTTCAACCAAGCAGCTGTGAACAACGAAAAGGATACTTTAAATGGCATCAGCGAATGTATCATCGCCGGTGTGCCCCCGAATATTGGTACGAATACGACTCATTGTGAGGTAGACGAGTCAATTATCGATCAATACGCTGTACCTCGTCCGGATAAATGGGAATCATTGACTGAAGAATTCGTTGACAATGATGATCTAGATCCATGGGCAGATACTAGTGGTAAAATGGAGGGTATCCCAGGATTTGGTCAACCGATTCAACCGTTTGGTACACCAGGCTTTGGTCAACCCTTTGGACAACCTACACCAGGCTTTGGTCAACCGTTTGGTACACCCGGTTTTGGTCAGCCATTTGGACAACCTACGCCTGCGTTTGGCGAACCGGGGTATTTTCCAACATCTGGAGAAAACATGTTCAAACCACCAGTAGACATATTTAATCAACCACAGTCGTTTGGAGGCGACGTACAAATGCCTATGATCGCGCCACAGTCGCCAGTGTACGACCCTACACGCAGTTCGACGAAGCCAATGTCACCCGTGTACGACCCTACACGCAAATGTGATCCCGTCGGTCCCGAAAGCCCGACCTCGCCAGCTTATTCGCCGGTGAGTCCCATGTATTCACCGACGAGTCCCATGTATTCACCGACGAGTCCCAAGTATTCACCGACGAGTCCCAAGTATTCACCAACTTCACCGATGTATTCACCGTCTTCACCGATGTATTCACCGTCTTCACCGATGTATTCACCGTCTTCTGTGACTCGTAAAAGGAAGACGTATTTAGAATAACAAAAAAGGGTACAAAAAAATTGAGACCAATGCACAATGCCATCACCAATGCCAGGTTGTCAAATTTGTGTTCGTTGACGTCAAATACTGATCCAAGGATACCCCCGAACCAATCGCCACAGATATTGCTGAAATTTGATATTGACATCATGAGAGCATACAAAGTTCCTTCAACGCCTTTATTACAACCTTGGGCTGCCATAATAATGAGTGGCATCATAACCAATTGACCAAAAAATGATTCAGCTACACCATCACACAGAACTACCCAAAAATATGGGAGAACACCGGTGACGACAAACAGTTGTGTAATGCGAAACAACGTGGATCCAATAATGCCCACCATGATAACCGTGCCTTTTCTTCGTTTCAAAAGCATGACGTTAAACATTATAGTCGACAGTAGAAGCGTCAATGATGAACTGACGCGCATCCAAGAGAAATCCATTGGTGTATACCCCATGCGGCGTGTGAGAAAGTAGACATATAATGGACCGTAGTCTGGCGCGATGTTTAATAGCAAGAATATCGTAGCAAGCGATTTTTGTTCTTTCAGATTGGTCCATAGGTCACGAAGAATGTTATCTGGTGGTATCGTGGTGTTTTTCGGCAATTGCCATACCAGTACGCTCATAGCAAACGGCATAAGTGCAATAATTTGAAAAACCAACACCGCACCAAGCTGTTTGTATGCTAATCCACCAAACAATGCACCCAATAGGGTTCCACCTGCTCTAAAAATCCAACAATTGGATTGCGTACGTCCGGCAACTGGTTCATGTTTCACAATTTCGACTGTGATGCTATCGGCACATACGTCCGCAAAACACAGGTTTGCAGATACGAAGGTCAACGCAGCGATAAATGCTGCCTTACTCTTCATAAAGTGGTTCATATGGATGTATATGAAAGACGCAACCAGTCCTGTTATGGAAATGTACGGTCGGCGCCTCCCCCAGTCAAAGACGGGAAACGTATCCGAGATCAACCCATAAAGCGGCTTTACAGTCCATGGACTAGACAGTATACCGTAGCTCATAGTTAATTCGACCGGTGTAAATTTCAAAACGTTAATCATGACAAACTGCATAGCAACTGCACCAAATGACAGACACCATCCAAATGAAAAGTAACAAATGTAGAGGTAAAATAATTTCATTTATAACATAGACGATAAAATATATAGTTGGATTCACAATGAGGTCATATATATATGTACTATCCTCACATTAGTAAATGCAGAGAAAACACGCAAACGAAAAGGACCCAGAGTCGCAACGTTTGATCGACACAAAAAAGTACGACGAAGTACGAATGTCAGAAGAGGAATGCTCTCGGTTGTATGAAGACATGGAGTTAAGGCAACAAGACCGATTCATTACTCGTGCTGATCAACTCTGTCGTTGTCTCTTTATCATCTCGTTTATTGCCATGGCGGTGTCTATTGGGAAAGGTGTATACAAAGAAGTCATACTTGCCGAAAACATCATGGTCACCGTGCTTGGAACATTGTATGTGTTACTGGCGTTCATCATGTGTCGCTGCTCCGATAATAAAACATTGAAGGTAGCTTTGTTATTGTTCGTAAGTGCATTTATTGGAGTGACTGCGGGGTTTCTCATTGGTGTAAATCTCAAATTGGTCGTGAGTCACCTGAACGATCAAACCAACTAAGTCATACAAAATAAAAATGAAACTATAAAAGACTATTTATCTCAATATACCACACTGCATATATGCTATTTGTAAAACGATCAGGATCCACCGAAGACTTTAATTTATCTAAGCTTCAACGCTTTATTGACAACATCTCCGCTATCGAACCAACCTTACATCATTTAAACCCGGAACAGGTTGCAAACAGTATTCAAAATGGATTGAAAGAAAAAATGACCGCGGATGAAATGCTATCGCATGCATCCGAGTACTGTGCAGGATTGGGTGCTCGCTCGTACGACTACTCGATACTGGCGGGACGAATCGCTACGGTACAGTTACACGACAACACCCCGTCTACGTTTAAAGAGGCTATGACGCTACTCCAGTCGGTTCTCGACGAGACGTTTGTCAAAAAAATACAGACGCACGACTACGATCAGTACATTGATAATAAATACGACTTTCAATACGATATTCTGGGTCTATCGACGTTAAAACGGAGCTACCTGTTGAAACACGAAGAAAAAATTGTCGAACGTCCGTCGTACATGCTTATGCGCGTGGCGGTCTATTTGACAGACACACCAACAGAAGCGTCAGACATGTATCGGATGATGTCCGAGGGGTACTATACGCACGCGAGTCCGACGCTCTTTCATTCTGGGATGAAAATGCATCAGTTAGCGTCTTGTTTTCTGATGACGATGATCGATGATTCCATCGAAGGCATTTATGATACCTTGAAGAGAACCGCGGTCGTATCGAAAAGTGCGGGTGGTATCGGAATATCGGTGTCGAATATACGATGCAAAGGTAGTGCGATCGCGGGTACGAACGGTACATCCAATGGACTGAAAGATATGTTACGAGTGTTCAACAACACCGCGCGCTATTGCGACCAAGGGGGTGGGAAGCGCAAAGGGAGCTTTGCAATTTACGTCGAACCCTGGCATGGCGACGTTCTCGAAGTCATACAAATGAAACTAAACCATGGCGTGGAAGAAGACCGTGCGCGTGATCTGTTTTATGCCCTCTGGATTCCCGATCTGTTCATGAAACGCGTCCAAGCCGATGAACCATGGAGTTTATTTTGCCCGAAAGATGTCCCCGAATTGCAGAACACGTACGGAACTGAGTTTGAAGAGCATTATGTGCACGCGGAAAAGAGCGGGAAAGCGAAAAAGACCCTACCCGCACGGGAACTATTTGGGAAGATTCTCGATGTGCAAATCGAAACGGGTACGCCTTATCTCCTTTACAAAGATGCCTGCAATTTAAAATCAAACCAGAAACATTTGGGGACTATAAAGAGCAGCAACTTGTGTGCGGAAATCGTAGAATACTCTGCGCCAGAAGAAACGTCTGTGTGTACGCTGGCATCCATTGCACTGCCCAAATTCGTCGACGAAAACGGATTTAATTACGATAAATTAGTGGAAGTTGCCGGTGCAGTATGTAACAATCTGAATCGCGTCATTGACAAAACGACGTACCCGATTGAATCGACAAAAACCTCCAACATGCGCCACCGACCCATTGGTCTTGGTGTTCAAGGTTTAGCAGACGTCTACCAGATGATGGGGTTCCCCTACGACAGCCCAGAAGCCGCGGCACTGAATCACCAAATCTTTGAATCGATTTATTACGGTGCCGTCAAGATGTCCATTGCATTGGCAAAAACCAAGGGTTCCTACGAAACGTTTCCGAACTCCCCAACCGCCAGCGGACAGTTTAATTTTGACCTGTGGCAACATACGCCATCGGAACGGTACGATTGGGCGGCGCTACGCCGCGAGATGCTGGACCACGGCATGCGGAACAGTCTGTTGGTCGCGTTGATGCCCACTGCCAGCAGCGCCAGTATATTGGGAAACACCGAATCGTTCGAACCACGTACGTCCAATTTGTACGTCCGGCGTGTGTTGTCGGGTGAATTCATGATTTTAAACAAGTATCTCGAAGCCGCGTGTCGGAAGCGGAACCTCTGGACGGAGGAGCTGCGGGATAATATTATTCAGTACCGCGGTTCCGTCGCACAATCAACGTTGCCCGACGATATGAAAGCAATCTTTAAAACGGTATGGGAATTGAGTATGAAGTCATTGATCGATCAGAGTCGACAACGTGCGCCGTATGTCTGTCAATCGCAATCGTTAAACCTGTACCAAGCTGAACCGACGGCTGCTAAATTGACCTCGATGCACTTTTATGCGTGGAAACAAGGGTTGAAGACGGGTCAGTATTACCTACGGACACGTCCGAAAGCTGACGCAGTCGCGTTTACCGCGAAACAATCATCCGAAGTGTGCGTGTCGTGTGAGGCGTAATGGGGGTATAAATAGACATGTTCCACGTGGTAAATATGCATCGTTGTTATCTGTGTTTTTGTTGTAGACAATGTAGAGTAGTACGTAAGTGGAAAGATTAAAGTTTAATACTACCTATTATATTTAAGTGACTGTAAACTTCGAAATTATACTGTTTCTGCAATCCTTTTAATGTTTTTAATTCTCCATCTTTCAAGCTTGTCTCGATCAAACTAATACAAAATTTTTCTTCACCAGTACGGGCGTCAGTATACTTTCTTCCCCCAGTATTATGAATGATTAACCACCGTTTAGACCGTTTAGCATGTATCCGTCCTTTATCGTACGAAGCTTGCCATCTACTATTACTGTATACCTTTCCCTCGCTACGTTGTCTTCCTAGTCCACTCTCTGTACACCCTACACATTTATATTGTGGTCCAAACGTACACCGTGTGTCATCCTTATGTTGCCATATACATAATCCAACCCAGTTCTCATCGTCGCATAATGTTACATATCGCTTGTACACATTGCTGCACAATCCCCTCATACTAAGCGGACCGACACATCCGCCCAGGGTCTCTGGTACGTATATATTTGGTCGTCCACTTTTTACTTTACCATTAAGGTATTCGTAAATTGCGTCTTTGACTACATCCGAGTTGAAAAACCCACCTGTACTTGTCACCAGGTTTGTAAACCCTCCAAAGTTGTTACGTTGGACACGTTCTACAACCGTTTGGTACACTTTCGAAGCTTCACGGTATACACCGCCGTCTATAGATACATAATCAGTGGGAAACATTGATACAGTATACGCACGTCTTCTGGATTTTTGTTTAGTGGGTAATGGTGCGTCGATTGACTGAAACATTTGTATAACGTTTTGTGCCCAAAACGTTTTTCCAGAGGCACTCGGACCGAATCCCATTATCAACTGACCTCTCTTACGACCAGCAAAATTACGAATTGTAAAGTGTTGTTGATCCTTTGACCATACACCACTAAGATTATCGGTCGAACACATCAATTTCAACACGCTACTTGTGTTACATGCTTGCATCGACATGCTTAGGCAACGGAGTATGTATGCAGTTGAGTCCATTTCATTCTTTAAACTATCTTTTATAGCCGTGCATGACATACATTCCACCCACCATGCTTCGTTATATGGTTCTCCTAAATCCCCCCCTTTTAACTTGTTATCGACCTCTTTACCAGCTGCGTATATTAAACTCCCAATATTTAATTTGCCCATCAATTTTCTCTTCGTGTCATCGTTTAATCCAACGATGTCGTCCAGGTAATCTGACGGATAGTTATCTACATAGTTGCATTGGGTGTTTACAGTACCAGCAGTAAATGTACGAATAAGTTCAATGGCAACAGGATCGTCGATGTCGTTTAAATAAGTATCGTGCCATACAAACGATTCCGTCCATTTGTTTTCTGATGTGTCTGCTGTGGAGATAAGTTTTGTAACCTCATCAACTATCGCTTGAATTTTGCTTGTCTTATACGACCAGATATTTCCAGTCTGTCTAGTCCTTATGTCAGTCCGTCTTGATGTTTCTACCTTACAGTAACTTACTCCCCGGACAGGTTTTCGTTGTTCAGATGCATAAAATATATCATTCTGATTATATCTCGACGAATAAGGGTATATGCCATCGGTTTGGACACTAGTCGTTACGTTAAACTGGTCCCACAAGTCCTCGTCCTCGGGTGTAGTGAGACGTGCACATATTGCGGTCAATGTATCGACCACGTAGCTCGCCTTGTGTTGAGGCGAATGTTCCAATATTTTCTTTGTCAGATTTTCGTTTGTACCGAAGACTGGGAGGACAATTTTTTCGAAGAATTCGTTTAATTTTACTTCATCTATTTTTGCATTGTCATTGTCATGTATTACCGTTTCGCCTTTATCTTCATCTACGTAAATTCGAAATGGACGCTCATCCCGTGGGACAGATGCAAAATATACTTTACATTCTTTGTATTGCATCAAGGCGTGGACTGCGTTAGATACTTTCCTCTGTGCCGTTTTAAATGATTTGATATTTTGGATGTGGACTCCTCCCTGAACTTTGTTTGCGTCATCGGCATGTGCACGGAAATTTGTAGGTAACTTACGGACGTTACGTGGGTTGGCGTTAGAACTTTTTACAAATGTTTCGTAACTCGCATTGACGAATATAGCATCTGGTTTAAACTGTCTTAGTTTATCCATCATATCGTCCGTTGGTGCACCCAACACAAAAAATGGTCGCTTTGGTTCGTCCATGGTTTTACAAGGTTATATGGAAATAAATACAATACTTTATTTGTTTTTTGTCAGTATATAATAATATAGCAAGGTAGTAAAATATGCAAGATTTAATCGAGAGACATAAACAGTACACTACTGACGAGGTTGACGATTGGGAAACAGGGAAGAGTGACGAATTTTTTAAACGGAAAGGGTTTTATATGGACCGCAAATTGGGCGCCACAATGAATGGCAAGCCGATGTTTCAGTTTTTGTTGGACAAGAAATTGATAAAACCATTATACAAGACATATTTTAAAGATCGTTTTGGCAAAGAGAAAGTTAAGCACATTGCGTTTATCCCGGCTGGGTTTAATAAAGACAAGAACGATAAATTGAGCGAAGGTGATAAATTATCAGACGACGAATTAGAGTCGCTTAAAGGTATAAATCCTGTCCAGCATCGGTTAGCGGAGGGTTCTGCATTAATGTCGTTGTTGCATGTCCTCGTTATACCATCACTCGAGTATATGCGTGTTTTTAACGCGGTGACTTTACCTGGAAAAGACTACGACTTTGATGATGCAAAACAGTGTGGCGAGGAAGCTCTAAGCGAATTAAAAAAACGTGGGGCGGACAAAGCTGGGTCGCTTGCGTTTTGGTTAAAACAAAAAGGAAAGTTAGCAGTGCGTGAAGGCGATATGCGCGAGGGTACAGTACGCCCAGAGACTGCACGCAAGCACAAGATGAATATACAACACTCGTTTCATGTATACGGAAACAATAGTATCGGATATCTACACATGCATGTCTACGATGGTAATTTATTGACCAAGGCGTATGACGAAATGAAGGGCGATTCAAAAAATACTCCGGTGGATGTTGTACAACGATGGGTTGAAGAAGAAGAGAAGAAGAAACTAATGGAACGAGAACAGAAGGAACACAAAAAAAAGAAGAATATTACACTCTTTAAACAGATGGCAGGGTTTGGTGTACACCCGACGTACGAGCTGCCACCTGCATCAAAGCCGAAGGCAAACACGCACCCGCGTTTTAATAACTTACGACATTAATATATCATTAAAATTTTAAGGAGTGTGTATTGTATTTCAATAAGTTTATAACTTTTGCGCGTCTATCGTCCATGCACTTTTTTCCCACACATTTTCCTTTACAGTAGCCTATGTTCACAAGTTCGTCGACTACTTGACTCATCTGGGTTTTTATGACCTTCATCCTTTCCTTTATCGACTTCTTTTCTTCTTCCACAATTTGTTTCTTCACCGATGGTATAGAAAGTCCTCTAAACTTGTCTAATTTGGCTTGGAGATGTTTCAGTTCTTTTTGATACCATTTATACTCTGTTGTTAGCTTTTTTATCTTATCATCGTCTTTTTTCACAGCAAAACATTTGATTTTTTTTCCGAGAGAACTTAACATTATATTACGCTAAACCCATCAATTTATATTTATTGTTTACTGTTTACGTATTCAAACAAGAGTTTCGTACCCATACCGTCCATGTTCACGAGATAATACTCTTTCTTTTCCATCCATCCATTTTTGAACGACGAGTTACCTGCCATCTCCTCTACTTCTTCTGCCGAATACGAGTTTCTATCTTCACACGTACCAAACGCAGCATGGCGGAAAAGTACCGGTTTACCCCAGTGTGCGATCGGCGTTCCCGACATGTTTAGTATTTCATACCACCGTTCTGTCATTTGTTTGGTTCAAAAACTACTTGCTTATATACCTGCACTATAAATACCCCTCTCGAACATGTAAATGTCGTGTCGAATATGCCTTGAAAGCGACGGAGTGTTGATAAGTCCTTGTGGGTGTAAGGGCACAGCTGGATTTGTTCATCAAGAGTGTATCCGAGAATGGATGCAGACAAAAGGAAGCGACGATTGTGAAATATGCAAAAAAACGTTTTCGAAAGAAGAGCATTGTTCGTTTGAACCACGAAAATATTGCATTGGATGCTTTGCCTGTAGCACGGACAACACATTGGTTCTAACGGCAGTGAGTACTCTGTGGATTACCGTTGTCATGGGCGCAATCTTATCATTCTCCGATATGTCCAAGTACATACTCATTGTATCAATAGCAAACGTATCTGCCATGGTTTGTGCGATCGGGTGGGGCATTAGTTATCGTAAGCGGATACACAATGTGATACTGTACTGGAAGATGGCAGTTTCCATTCCGTTCATGGCAACGTGTTTGGTACAATATATGAGCATCGAAAACGACTGTGAGAACTCATGTCGTGCGTTTGCACTTGCTTGTACAAGTATGTGTCCATATTTCGGTGTTTTTACTACACTAGAAGACCAGCTCGACAAAGCCATATTATTTGATACGATGAACATATTCATTATACTGGCAGTTCGAGGTATTGCACTCTGTTTTATCTATATGCGAAACGTAACCCTTCGCGACCGATCTGACGACATGGAACGCCTCTTAGACGAGGACAACGAAGAAGGTCTTTGTTGATTGGTATCGACTAATGCAGCAACCGGTTCTGCAACAGCAATCGGCATCGGCTTTGAACCCAACTCGTCCATACCATAGAGCCCAGAAAGTAAGCTCAATATAGCCAACCCGGCGTAAACCGCGCCGTTGACAACCGAACACGAAAGCCACGTTTGGTTGGCATCAAACCGTTCTTTATTACAGATCGCGTGACATCCCCAATTCCAACAGTCGGTTATTGACGGCATGTTGAGCGGCGGTGTTCTAAAAATACACTCACCGGTATCTGGACAGTTACTGTTCAACGCCGCCGCGGTTTCGACTGCGTTTTCCGGGTCATAATACGTCTGGACTGACCAGTCTATGAGCGTGGTATTACCGTTTATACTAGGTGTCCTATATTGGTTCGTATTTTCCCAGGCGTTAAATATACAGTCGTTTACATCGTTTATGGTGAGTCCATACACATCAACCGCTTGCGTTGTCGGACATCCAATAAAACTGGCGTCGATACAGCTACCTGGTCCTGTACCATTGATTCCGTCGAGACGTATATTAAACACAACAAACGAGAAGACGCATGCGATACCACAAACCGTGGACGTCAAATACATCGCAATACTGCGTGGACGCGGGGATGCGTCAGTTCCTGCACATGGAAACAACACTCGTTCAATTTGTTCACGTAAGTAAAATTTGGAGTAGAGTACGCTGAACAACGCTATAGACAAGAGGCACACCATAAATGCTAGTTCATACGCTGCGTAGTTTCGTGGAACATCTTCGACGTCGTCAAACGTCGAGCTCGTCTGTGCCAAGGTAATCGACAATATGGTGGTCATGGTAAATCCGTATAGTATCATCGTCCACAATACGATAAAGTACAGTATCTCCATTTGCATAGTCTACTTATCTATTTATAGTTATCATTTTTCAAAAGCGCCCCCATCTCCGTTTCACGATATCCAACAACGGCTCTGGAGATCGCCATCGTCGTTTTCGTTTTGTTTTCATCAAGACTTTCGGTTTTTTAGCGACTTTCGTTGTTTCAAATCGTTTTGTATATGTCCGACGTAGTACTATTACATCGTCTTGCAAAGAGCCTACTAATTCCAATTGAAAGGACGGTGGTTTGTCGTCGAATATTTGACGTATGATCATATTTAGAAACTCTTCGTTCGACGTTGTTTGTATGTTCACATCAATGGATTTTTCTCGCGACGATGTTTCGAAACGATACCGAACCATGTCGTCGAATACGCAGATTGACACTTTTATACCGCGTTGTATGTTCTCGTCACTTGGGTCGATAATATTTTTCGGACAACGCGGCTACCACAGATAGAACACTGTACCGCGTCTAGTTTCGTCAATTGGACCGGTTTGTGACAATCGAAACACGAATAACTCACTACCGTTGCAGTGGGTTCGACTATCTTCGCTCGCTTGGGAGTAGGAGCAGTAACTCTGACCTCTGGTTCGGGGACACTGGTCAAACGATAGAGAGCTAACGCGTCCATTGTTTACCCAAATATTTCAGGACAACGTGGATGTAGCCACTGGGTTGGGTGCACTTATTAAGAAAGACTGTACATTTTTCAGATGACATTGGTATTATAAATATGAACATAGTTCTTGTAAATGTTTGGGTTTTGTGTATGGTATACACTGAATCGAGATCATAAAATAGCAAGTTTAGTAAAAAGCTTATCGTATGTATTTAAGACGGACCTTTTCCAACCGCACATAACGGTTTCGTGTAGTTTAAAACGAAGGGATGCTGAAGCGGAGTTTTTAAAAGTTCTTGGGCGCGTCAAACCATGGTTCCAATTGGTAGGCGTTCCGTACATGACCAAGACAGAAAACTTCTATGCGATACAACATGACTGTATCATGAACGGGGTGGAAAATTTTGGCAATTTTCACATCTCGTTGGCATATCGTGTCGACAAACCGTTCACAGATTCAGAAATTCAACAAGCACATGATTTTCTACCCATTCAGACAATTTTCACATCTGACAGTTACGTTAGCCTAAATGATTGTCGTGCATTAATGCCAAGACACTGGATCCAACTGAAACGAGAACCATAACAGTAAGCCACCGACAGCATCCACATCTAGTGTCCGTCACTGTATCGTGTTCTTCGTCTAGTTTCGCCATCGTGCCATCTAACTGGAGTAGTTGGGTACGAAATTCCTGCAATGCTCTGTCAACATCGTTCATCTTTCTGTCATCGCACTATAAATAAATACCGTGTATTTCAAAAGATGCCCAAGTATCTGTATGTATCCAAATATGCATTGAACGGTCACGTCCCTGAAAATGGTACAATCGGAGTGTTTCCCGGAGAACATGTCGTCTGGACTACGGGGATACTCCATCCCAATCAGTTTGTAGTAAAATCGTACGAGTTTACAGAGTTCATCTTCTTCATAGACTTTGACGATATACATTTACTTAAAAATTGGGACCTGACCGACAAAAACAGCCATGTGATTGTCCGAGGGTGCAACGATGAGAACGAACGAGATGCATTGCTGATCTTATATGCCGACATTATGCTGAACATCCATGTCTATTTTTCCGACGACGTAAGCGAACAATTGCGACATTTGCGCAAATTTTGAAGGGTATAAAAGGAACTGGGTGACATGTAAATGCCGAAAAAACAATCGTATAAACAAATGATGGCAGATATTCTAAAATCAAAAAACAAAGGGAATGAGAACACAAAAATAAAGGAGAGTACCGGTGGCGGTGTACCCAAGAAAGTAATAAAGATATAGGTAGTAACATATTTAACTATTTGCATTACATATACCACTAGACGTATTGCACGACCCTACTGCGCCTAGACAAGACGCAATACAGTTACCACTCCCTGGTAATGTTGCCAGAAAATCGCCGTTTGCACACGCCACCATCATTATCCCAGGGCAAGTTTTGCATTCTGTTCCGTAAAAATCACCAGAATAACACGACGTACAAGACCCACCAATACCTGTTTTCCAACCGCCCAATCCTCCATATTTAATATCGATGTCGCACGTACATGTTCCATTTCCACTGAGACCGTCATCGCACGACCCATGGCGGCTGCACTGAGAGATTCCCACTCCACCAGGACAAACGTTACACCGTGAACCATAATGCCCATCGGAACACTTGGTACATTGGTCGTCGTTCGCGCTGTTTTTTAAACAGCCACATGTATGACCGGACCATTCGCTTGTTCCTTCCGCGCTGCATACACATTGTAAATGACTAAAGTCGTCTTGAACGAATACTTCCGACGGCGTCCCGTGGCTGCTGCAGATAGAACTGGAGTAAATTCCATCGAAGCCGGGTGCTTTTTGGCAAAACGGTCCATAATATCCAACCATATTGCAGTCGCAAATGCCTTCAGAATATCGATTCTCCTGACAGCACGTCTTAAACTGACAGGTCCCGAACAGGCATTCATCGTCGGACTCGCATACGTATCCGCTGGTCACACGTCCATCGCCACATTCACCTTTGCAATTGAAAGACGCACAGTCGTCTTGCGAGGAACAAGTTTGACCAGTTGATGTACACTTGTCGGCGTTGTACACGGTTTGCTCGTACCAATCGTTGTCTTTGCATGTTGCTAAAGTATCGCCATATTGTGCACAATTTGGACATTGTTTACAGTTCCTCCCGTATCTATTTGGTTTGCATTTTCGACAGAGCGTACCGCTTGCATCACTTTCGGTCACCCAGTCGCTTAAGCAGGAATCGCAGTTTGCTCCACCATAGCCAATATCACAGCGATCGCAGTTCTCGTCCGTCCATCCTCGTTTACATTGGTCGCACGAATCTCCTGTGAACGTATCAGCACAGCGGTCGCATGTTTCGCCCGCAAACCCCAGTTTACACAAGCATTCACCGGTACCGTCGACGCCATCGTTGCAACCATCGCTTGACGCACTGACGCACGGTGGACAGGGTTGACATTCTGCTCCAAAATAATTAGGTTCGCACATGCATGGCGATAGCTCTAATGGGTGAACACTTGCGAGGTAGATACCCATACCAACCACAATGAGACCCAAGAATGCTACTAAAACTCCTAAAAACTTCATCCATTCAGATGTCCGAGTCCACCGTTTTCCCAAGAAGGTTGCGCACGTCACTATGTCTGCTGAACCAGCAAGCATAAAGGCAACGCCTATAACGTACCCAGGTGGTGTATTTGGACCCGTGTAGGCGCTATTTATAACATTTCCTATTCCAATGACAAAAAATAGAAGCCCAATGATAAAATACAAATACCAAAAGGTAGCAATGGGCACACTATCGCAAAAGTTGCGGAAACGGTTACCCTCTTTCATTTAAGTTTACACAATGGAGAATTTATACTCAATGGTTTACTTTGTACATGGCTATATATTTACGATGTATGTGAGATAATACATGTTCACATCTGATCAGTGTAAACACGTGGTCGAATACTGCGTTCGAACCATGATGCAGTCGGATAGAGTTCACATTACGTCACAAATGCAACGCGATTGTATAGCCATGAATAAGGCAAGAGGGGAGATATGTGCAGCTATTTCCACGCATTCTAAATACAAAGACATTGTCCACATCATTCACGATGCACACACAGTACAACAGATCAACACAGTCCCAGACGGGAGTACATGTGCGATCGATGGAAAACCCATACAAGACACAACCATCGGCACGCAGCTCATTGTACATACTAGCGAACGTGTACACCACGTGTGTATACGAAAAAGCTATCAAGAGGTATGTTATGCTTATTTTAGGATACGTAACTTTCTTCAATTTGTAGAACAGTATGTGCGCCAATGGCTAATTGCACAGCCGTGGTACATTCCAAAATATCACAGTTGTTCTACAATAAGCTTTAATGTGTTACAAGGTAATGTACCAGACGCCATCTATACCACGTGGGTTGACTTGATGGATATCTTACGGGGCGTGACCGATTGACGGAACGGTGATTGGTTGATTTAAAAATTCGTCAACCGCAAACTTTAATTCTTCTGGGAATTTTGTACCCGGGTCTGTATTTATTGGCAATGCGCGCCCGTGGCATTTCGCACTATGACAGCGGATTCGATACGAAAAGTCCGCCAAATTTATTACCGCATAAATCACATTCGAGGAGTGCTCTGCGCCTTTGAATGGACAGTTTTTGGTTTCCAGGTTACACGCAAATGTCATAGACATCATAAACGCATGTATACGGGTTATGCGACCGTATTTCTCTTCGATATGACCCATGAGTGGCGTAACACAGTCTGGTGTCCACCCAGTGATGCCACTACAGCCACTCCCAGACGAATACTTTGGCGATGATCCACCTGGCTCGCGGACGTCAATGAAAGTATCCGTGGTCTTAAGCGGTTGCACGAGATTATTAACCCAATGATCGAACGTATACTCGTGTGAATCGGTCAAATAACGATTCTCGCCAAATTTTGTACATCCCAGCATTCGAAACAACCGGTTTGGTGTGTAGATACCCATGTCGACAATCTTATTGTCGTACATTGCCATATCCTCTTCGTGTTCAGTCTCTATAAACTGTTGGACGCAGCGCATGAATGCACCGACGTGTGCCACGCTCTCGAATATTCTTCCTTTGATCTTGTATAGTATGTGCATCGAACCCTTTTTCTCACTACTCGAAAAATGTAGCTGTTTCACGATGTCCTCGGTTGGTATATCACGCCACTGGATAAGTATATTGTCGATATATTTTTCCAATGCATGCCAAATGTCGTTCACGCTTATTCCCGGGTATTTTTGCTTGTTTACATCCAGATCAATGAACAAGTGACACGGTTTGTCCTTTTCGAGGAGTTCGTACCCAAACCGCTTACCCTTTCGCAAATATTCGAACCAGTAATTTTCAGCGGTCTCTGCAACATAGTATCGACCACGTTCAGTTTGATTTTGAAATATTTTATGATGCGGTTTTCGTGCATCAAATGCATCTTGTTGCGTCGAATATATCCCCATTTTTCATGGCGTGAAAATATGTATCTGTGGACGGCGACATCGAAATCCTGAATGTGGGGTTGTTTATATTTATTAATCTGTATAAATGACAATACTTTTTCATAAAATAATATAATGATACTTGGATTTCTTTTCGCAGTGGTATTCTGTAAAGTAATGTACAATGGAGAAGGAGAGGCGCCACGTGTCTCACTACACTACGGACCATTCGTACATGGGCGTTTAATGCTACGTGGTTATCACATCCATCATTGGGTTGTGTTTTGGTGTGGTGGTACTATGGCAATATATTTCAAAATGGACGCAAACATCATTGCATTCTGTGCCTATCTAGTGTTACATGGTCTATCGTATTCTGACCGGTTTAAAATATAAAACTACTGTCATCTAAAGTATTGTGCTAATTTTAAAATACCCACTTGCTCTACGTACACCAACGTCAACATGCCTTCATAAAACGCAACCACATAAATGATTGACCATGAAAGCCCTTCTTTTTAGTGACTTACATTACTCTCGTGAAACCAAACAAACTTGTTTTGACGTCCTTCGATTTATCGCCAAAACTGCAAAGCAGCGAGGTATTTGTGTATACTTCTTAGGCGATTTTTACGATAAAGTGTACAAAGACGGCAAGCTACCGGTCGATTTACTCGATGAAATGTTGGCGTTCTTTGCGAGCGAAGAATGGGGCGTCAAAACGACGATGATCCCGGGTAATCACGATTACTTTGACAGTGCAGAGAAAATCCATGGTCTATCACCGTTCCAGTACCTGGTCGGGTTTACCGTACTCGACGAACCATGTTTACGGGACGGTCAGCTATTCTTACCGTTTTGTAGAACACCTGAGACCATTCGAGATAACGTGAAACAACTATCACCAGCGAATGTTGTCTTTGGACACCTTGATATCGTCGGCGCGCGGATGAACAACACGAAGTTATCCACAAAGGGATGTGGGCACGAAATCTTCAAGTCTCCAACGTACAGTGGACACTACCACTCGCGTTCAAAAAAAGGCAATGTTACGTACATTGGGTCGCCATACCAAGTACACCTGGGCGAGGCAGGCGACCAGAAGTCATTACTGGTTGTTGATTGTACCGATGGTACCATTGACGAGGAAATACCGATCGATATTGGGAGGAAACACTACAAAGTAAAAGTCTCGGAAATTCCGTCGCTTACGGTAAACTCAGGTGATCGCGTGATCGTGGTGGATGATTTTGATGCCATCGAACACGATCCATGCGATCGTATCGAATCTTTACGCGACCGCGGTGTTCTCGTTGAGACAAAGCCTATTGCAAAGGTCGTCGAGGAGAAACCACGTCTAGAACTTACAGACGATGAACCGGTTGCTTTGTGGGACCGATATTTGAGGATCGTCGGGTGTCATAAAAGCATTTTTGATATGTCTATCGAACGCGTTTTCTCAAAAGATGAAATGCGGCAACATGCACCAAGTGTTAAAAAACAAACAAACGTGTGCTTCGAGCAGATTGATATAAGCAACTTCGGACCGTTTCACGGCGACCATACCCACGTGTTTACAGACGGGATGACTCTGATCACTGGGAAATACCATGGGAAAGACACGTCGGATTCGAATGGTGTCGGGAAGTCGTTGTTCACTAGTGGGGCATTCTTATGGGTCTGCACAGGACGCACAGATCCACGGTTTGGTGCAGTGACGAACGTATCCAATGGCATCATATCCTTTGGGAAGAGTTCTACCTACGTTATTTTGAATGGGACGGTCAATGGGAGCAAATTCAATATTTCTAGGCACATGACGATTGATGGTAAAAAAACTACACATTCGTTGAATTTTTACGTGGACGGGTGCGACGTTGGAAACAATACTATCAAAATGACGCAACAGCGGATTAATCAGCGCATATTTGGCATTGTAGGCGACGCCTCGCCTGCATCGACTTTGTTTGATTACATTACACGTACGATCGTGTGGACCCAACGTCATTGTCCCAAGTTCTTAGATTCGTCTGACACGGCGACAAAGAATGAACTCTCGATGATAGCCAACGTCGACTACTGGAAAGGTGTAGATAAATATGTCCGGTCTGAACACCTTCGATGTAAACAAGAATTACAACGTGTCCAAAGTCTGTTGGAGGTATACACGAACCAATTGAGTGAAGAGGAACGACGGAAACGGGCGTTAGAGTATCGTATTCTTGAATGGGAAGCTGCGAATACACAGAAGATTCTACACATTCAGGCAGTCATCGATGGTATAAAACTACCGTACCCCGTTCCATCTAAAATTGACGTCGAATCCAAACGTACGTTAGTAGCACACAAACAGAACGCATTGAAAGAATTGCAACGCTCTGCTTCGTGCCATAACTTCACTCCGTCAGACAAATGGAATACACAATGGATCACTACGGTAGCATCGAACGATCGTATTCAACAACAGCTGAAAAAAGTACATGCCGCGGATGGAATATGCGACGCCTGCTTATCGCAAATAACACCAGAGCAAGTGAATCGTCGTAAAGCAACGCTAGCTGCGGGTTTAAGACCACTCGACGATTTGAAACGAAAACGGGAAGAAGAATTACAAGCGTTTCGACTGCGTAAAGAAAATGAAATCCGCGGGCAAATACATGTACTAGAGGACGAAATTAAAAAGTTGCAACGGGATATCGTATCTGCCGTCGAGATGAATGACAGCGCAAATGAATGGGAAACGCTCATGCGGAAACGAACCTCCTTGGAAGCACAACAGGTAGCGCTACAGTCCGCTACGTGTCCGTTTGACCTACGTCCACAATTAGAACGTATTCAAACTGCAACCGCAAAGAAAGAAGAATACGAATCGTTACAACGTTCTACGTACAACAATATTGGACTCTACGCGATGTTGTCAAAGCACACGGGACCGTGTGGTATTCAAGCATACCTGTTAGAAACGACCATGAAACACTTGGTGGCGCTCGTCCATTTCATATCCGGCTCACAGTCGTTTCAAATACGGTCGCTGGATAACGAACGATTAATAAAATTGTTCGATGACAACCCATTGTCCTCTATGTCCGGTGGCGAATTTCAACAGCTCCAGGTGTGCTGCTTTCTAGCCTATAGAAAACTCATCTGCGATACCGTTGGGTGGCAGTCAAATTTGATTATTCTGGATGAACCAGACGTCTACGTGGACGCCACTGGGGTTCAAAACATGACGAAGATAATTAAATCTATTGGCGGTACCAGTTTGCTGATTTCACACACGAATGCGCTTAGTCGTGATATGACAGTCTTCGACACACATTTGGAATTGGAACGAGATTCCCGTGGGTCGAGGAAACGTAAACGCGAATAAATATCAGGGTATATAAGTAACTATTTTTTATGTTAAATATTTACATTATGGTTAAGGTTACAGTTGAAAATAAGGTCTGTAGTAGACGTACATGCCGCAGAATTGCGTCTGGTAAGTTTAAATTATGCGATGAATGCCGGGCGAGCCAGCGAAAATATGTTAAAAAAATACTCGCTCCCAAATCTTGCAGTGAAAATGAAAAGCAGTGTACACGCTGTGGTAGGGTACAAAAAACAGATCAATTTGTATCGTCACATGTACGGCGGGAAAAGCTGACTGTTCATTGTCTGACCTGCCGAACTATAGCTCATCGTTCTCAGGTCAGTCCCACGACTGTCAGTGGCAAGTGTAGAGAGGCTTGGAACGAATGGAAGACGATGCAAACGTGCCTATCATGTGGATGTAACGATCCACGTATTCTTGAAGCGGATCATCAACACGACAAAGTGCACAAATGTGGAGATTATGCCTACTGGGCGTGCCACGGGGGCGTCGAGGCGTTGAAAAACGAGCTAACGAAGTGTGTACCTCTATGTCGTGTTTGTCATCGGGTTAAAACGAAAAACGAACGTAGAAAGCAGACACGACAATGTTTTATTGACAGACTTAAAATTATTGATGACGAAAAGCTTCGAAGAAGCGCCTGTCTCGTCTGTAAACGTGCGGTGACGAAGGAGACAACGTGTGCTTTTGACTTCGACCACGTCGACCCGTCGCAGAAGGTTATTCACATCTCACGATTAGTCTACATAAGTAAGACTTACTTCAACGAACACGTTCACACAGAGGCTCAAAAATGCAACCTATTATGTGCCAATTGTCATCATTTGAAAACACACTATTAATTACTACCATCTAATACTTTTAAAAGCTCAGTTTTATTCGCTTTATATAGCAGTTCGTTTAAAAGCTTCGCTTTCTCGTCGTTGGAATCTACTAACGCTTGTAGCTCATTCTGACGCCTGTGTACGTCTTTTCGAATGTTCGCCACATGTTGTTCAAATGCTTTTATGGCAGTGTCACTGTCTTCATTGATCTGTTTATGTGCGAGAACTTGTTCTTCAAGTGTTAAATTCTTCCAGAATCTTATCAGCTCTTCCTCCTCTTCGGTGCACCATTGCTTGTTGTGAACACAAGACCGTTCAAAGTATTCGTACAGGAACTTCGTAAGTGCAGGGTATGTAAATGACCCGTTGTACTGTTTAAATGGCTCGTTATTATTCGATACGGCTATCGTATGCGGTAGTTTTGCTTCAAATGGAGCAAAATTTAAGCAGAATTTATTATTTCGCGCATAACTACAATCAATATTTGCCACAGTGATGTTTTTCGAAAAAACCCACTTGTGTTTTTCTGTGTACAACATATCAAATACCGATGTTTTGAACAGTTTGCTTTTAGTTTGCTTCGAAGACCAGAATAAGAACATAATATCCTTGCCATATGTTTCGTTATCAAATGTATCACCATACAAAACAGTGGACGGTTGAAGAACGATACTTTCAGCTTGCGTTACTTGATTGGCACGTACAGATAGAATAATACTTAACAATAGTACAGTGGTAATCATTTGCAAATAATATGTATATATATATATACCCCTATACCAAGAAATGTTAACCTGTCCGTGTGTTGGATGCAATTTTACAACTCGGTCAAAGGAAAGATACGACCATCATATAAGGGAAGAAAAGCTGTTTCACGGAACGCTAACTAGCTTGGAAAATGTTTCCAAGCGGGAACCCAAGCGTTTTTTGGCGTGTTCGAGCGGTGGACAGCGCGGTGTCATTCTGACTGGTATGGCAAAACAATTGTATAAAAACAACCCGGCGAATGTCACGTGGGATGAAGTTGCCGGGATATCTGCGGGTGCATTTTGCGCAGCATACATCTCCCAGACAACCCCAGAAACATTCCCGGTCATGATTGAAAAGCTACACCAAGCATTTTGTTCGCAGAATTTTAACGTTGTTAAGCCCTGGATATGGGGAGGTACTTTTATTAACGCGATCGATGCGTTACTGTTTCATTCGTCACTTTATTCCAACGAAAAAATGGTGCAGCTAATTGATAACTGGTTTGATCCGTCCAAAATTACACGCCCATTGCATATCGGGGTATACAATAAATCTACGTTCACGTACGAAACGATTTCGTCCACAACAGAAGATGCTGATATGAGAACCGCTTGCCTGGCGTCCGCGTCCGTCCCCGCCATGCTTCCAACGGTTAAAATTGGACAAAGCGAATACGAGGACGGTGGGATGCGTCATATCGTTCCTATAAAAGAGATACAAGACTGGGTTGAAAGAACGAGTGGGAGAAAGCATGTGGACGTATTGGTCTGTTATCCTATGACATCGGCAAAGTTTACTGCGGCGAATATACCGTCTATGTCAGAGGGAACGGTATCAAGTGCTGTACGTTTAATGTCCGATATGATGTTACGCCAGTTTCAACAGGATTTACATGATTTAGCTGTGCTTGGTAGCGTATCATTTGAGGAATTAACTAATACCCCGTGTAGTGTTATTACAAATGGTGACTTGACAATTCGTGTACTGTCGCCGAGTACAAGTAGTTACCCATCCCTATTAAACATTACACCGGAACGTAACGAAGAATTGTTTGTCGATGGAGAGCAAACCGCTAAATCTGTACATTTAAAAATATAAAAATATTTTGTGATCAAAAAATTTATCCAAAATTATGAGATTTCTGAACGGAGTAGAACGATCGTCGTACACCGTTCGCATTTTCCAAAAAATCAAGGTAAAAAAAGGAGAGTCGGGACAGACCGACACCCTCGAAAAATTTATCCAAAATTATGAGATTTCTGAACGGAGTAGAAGGATCGTCGTACACCGTTCGCAAATCCTAAAAAATGAAGAAAAAAAAGAGAGTGGTTTGAAGTTTTTGGTGGATGGACCTCTTTGAAAAATATCTTCAAAATTATGAGATTTCTGAACGGAGTAGAACGATCGTCGTACACCGTTCGCATATCTCAAAAAATCAAGGTAAAAAAAAGAGAGAGTGGTCTTGACCCTAGCATGGAATTAGCATTGTGACCTATAAATGTATAAAAATACTAGGACAATAATGTTGGCGGTAATTACAGACAGTAAATTTGAGCAAGTATTGTGTGAAAATAACACGGTCTTTGTACTTTTCTTGTCACATTATAATAAAGCATGCCAATTCATACGTCCAGCATACAAGTTTTTATCGAAAAACAACCGTTACAAGGGACTCTTTGTCACAGTGAACGTAAATCTGTGTCCAAATGCCTCAAAAGATATAGACGACCTACCGACATTTCATGTGTATCGTAAAGGGTCGTTAATAAATACATATACTGGGACAGACGGACATGAACTACTGAGTTTCATCAACAGTATATAAGGTTGGTAATGGTACGGTAGACGATGGATTTTATTACAGGAAAACCGCGGTCCGTATTGTCTATCAAATCAGACGTCTCATATGAAGAAATAATGTCCGCTATTGCAAACAATAACCTATCCGACAAAAATTTAAGAGCCATAGTGACGCTTTGTCGTGCTAATCCATCCAATGTTCTTTGCGTCGTATACAAATCATTTGAAAACGCTGTTTTGATGGTCTTTGGAGCATCTCCAACGTGCGCTATTATGGAAGGGTCTAAATTACAAAGCCTGATGTCCGCTCATTGTGATGAATCGAAGATTTATATTTTTACATACGTGAAAGAGTAAAAGAGTAAATAATTATGATATTTATACGCGCGAACGTATAGGTAGAAATGGCAGCGTTTATATATTACATAGGTGGTAGTGCTGCTGCGTATTGGTTAGGGTCTAACGTACTACTACGGTCTGCAAATGCATCAATTGACTGGCTATTGAATGCACATGCGTCTCCGGAAATCGGTGAAACGCACACAGTAAAGTCGATCCATGCCATGTTGAATGTGTACAAAGATTTAAAATCAACGCACCCGGCGTACGAGGCGATGTCCGAAGTACGCGACGGTCTTCGTGACCTACAGATAGCAATCGAACGGACTAAATTGAAATACGAAGCACATAAAGGTGGTTACATTAGTCGGTTCCGTACGTTTGATGCAACGCCTGATAACGTACTTATTGACAAAAAATCGAAAGAGTTGATGGATCGATTGAGTTTATTTACAAATTTGATGAAGTTACCACCAAGAGAAGACCCACCGGCACCAGTTGACGAGGACGAATCCGATGAGGACTGTTTTGACATATTCGAAACACCTGGTCCTCTTCCCCTTTCCCCTTCATTTTAGCAACAACCGTCTTTACGACAACAATCATCATCCCTTTTTCCCCGGGTTTTGAAATCAAACACATCCATGACAGCGATGTATGCTACAACGCTGATAGCTGTTAATCCGAGAGTTATGTACATATTTTTAGAAGTTAGATAGGAGCGCATTTTTAAATACACGTTTACATTATATACTCCAAATAAGTAATCTCACGCACTCCGTGATTTCACTCTGCCAAGTAAGGCACAAATGCTTGTCGTCCAAATGAAGGCTGTAGTGTTGACTTGCGCCAAGTTGTTCGACCAATGGATGTGTCGGCAAGTTCCCTTCACACGTGAGCGACGTCACGGTGGTGTTTCGTTCCCATGCACATTCCAATGCATTGTATGTCTTGGTTAATTGCTTCTCTTCACCAACTACTGGACACGTTTCCAAGACGTTGTGTATCTTGGGTGGAAATAGCGTCTGGGTACTTATGGCAGTACCATAGTCGCTCCAAAGTTCTACCATCATAAGGATGAACAGTATGCCAGCGACGGAAAGAACACATGCTTTCCCAAGCATTGAGGACCACTTTTTGTTGACTTTCTTAGGTATCTTATCAATTAATCCACGTCCCTCGTCAATTTCAAAGGTTTGCACATCCTCGTCTCGTCCCATTTCAATTTGTGTATCGACGCTACTATCTTCGTCTTCTATTCTCGACATTTCTATGCAATGGATAGATATATATAGGTTCGTTTATACCCAAACACAGGGATTTTTAAAAAGTAATGTCATTTCATTGTTTTCGTCAATGTTTCAAAAGTCCACTCTAATCATGCTTGGTTCTACAAACAGGTATATATTTTCAAACACTTGGTTTAAAATGTCCCGGTCAATGTACGATGTGTGTGAAGATCACACCGCGCAACAAATGAAAGCGGATTTGATACTCCGTGTGTTTTGGTCGAAAGATACAACGGAACTGGATGAAATCATTAGCAACATTACCGAAATGGTAGATAAACAATTTGATAATATGTCCACTACGTTCCATGCTCTCAGTGCACGTACAAAAAAAACAGGCGAGGCAAGGACTGCAAAGCATGCTTATTTCCTATTTGGACTATATCTAATGCCAGAGTTCGCCAAAACGCTCTTGCAACCGACGCCACGTGTCAACCCGGTCAAATTCCGACTGTTCTACACCACTGAGTTACCAACTCTGTGTAACAACTTGTTGACCGGTGTGTATACGAGCATGTCAGAGTTTGTCGAAATGGCACGGTCGGCGTATATATTATTGTAAAAAACGTATAACTAGTTATGTTTTATGTGAAAAGATGCATTTACGCCATTTACTTTATTTCATCTAAGAATTTAAATAACTCTTCGTCGCTCACGTCCGCGGCGTCCGTGGTTTCGGTGGCACCATCCGTAGCGCCATCATAACCCTCTGTCGTCGGCAAACGCTCTGGCTGTACCAATTTACGTTTTTTAGCAGGTGGCTTTGGCTTCGTTTCCAAGGTCCTCTTTTCATATGCGTCGTAATCAGCATTGTCATCGGAATACTGGTCATCTGAGTCTGTCTCATCTTCGCTCTCTTCGTCACCATAATCTTGTTCCTTCTCCTCGTCGTCCGTGAGCAAATCGTCATTCAACAAATCGTCTAGCTCAGCAGCCGACGTGTAATCTTCGTCCGAAGACTCGTCGTCTGATTCAGTCTCACCGTCGTCCGATGTGTCGCCATCTTCCCACTTATCACTAGCGGGGGATACGCACGTTTGGTCAACATCGTCGACACCCACATATTCACGATGCAACTCTGCCCAAGATAGCCCGCGGTCTTTCTTTTCTTTCAGCAACGCAGACCATTGGATATCGTCATCTTCTGTGATGTAAATAGGAAATTCGGTAAAAATTTTCGTCGTATCACCCACCGTGGTCGTCGTATTTCGTCTTGGACGATGGTTATGTCGGACGTGCTGAGCTTCCTCTGTCTTTGATTCGTTGTGGATAAACTTGTGTCGGTACAATCCTTTTGATACCATACCAATGGTCATGGGCTTGTTGTTGACAATCAAAGTGACATCAAATGACTTGATGACCATCGATGGCTGAGCACGCTCGAGCCAAATAGACTCGATCTTTGTAAACGGCAAGAGGAGACGTCCACCTGGACATATGACGTGTTCGTCTTGAACGTAAAACTCACATGTTCCAGATTTACCCAAGTTACCCTCGAATCGATATTTCTCACTCAGTACTTTGAAAGGTGCATCTAGACTTAGTAGTATCGTAAGAATGCACGTATTCGTCGCCTCCACCTTGTCTTCGTCTTCTTGGTGGCGTATTTTTTCCATTGGTTTCGTCGTCCAGTCGCGAGTAAAGTAATGACATGTATTATCATTACCAACCAGAACCAGTTCTAGTGGCGATGTAAGAGTTGCTTCTTTCAGATATGCTTTTTTTGTATCAAATTGCACGTCGCCAATGAACACCTCCCCTGACCGTTCGTCGACCTTTAACCATTTCTTTTTAAGCGATGTGCAGAGTAAGTCCATGTGTTTGTGTTTGTTTTGATGCTTTTCAGACGTTTATATACCCCCAAACATTCGCTTGCAATCGTCGACAGTTGTCGAATCCGGATTTATTAATTGAATTGCCATGACAGTAGTTTTTAATAGAGATAAAGTATAGTAATACAAGTATAATGTAAAAAGTATACCGAGACAAAACAATGTCATCGCAACACATGACTGTTTACGTAATCATTGCCAACCACGTACCTCCTGCACGCCGTTCATTTTGACATTTTTTCAACTAAACCACAATGTCGGTCATTAACGTCACGCAAGAAGCCATGGAAGACTCACGATTGCCCCAAATAACCAAATGCGCATTCGTGGGACCACGTTGGTCCGGAAAAACACATCGTTTGGGAAAAGAACGTCACCGTTTAATACTAAGTGGCTATCGTGTACATGTTCTCGATTTGAACGATATCGTATCGAACGTGATTTTCGAACATTCGAACGCTTTCAAAACAGAAAACGATATGCAAGCTGTCGCACGAGCCGTACAGCAGAAACATATCGACGCGTCCGTGTGGAACACGAAGATCAAAGAGTACATCGATGCGGTACCATCCGAGTCCATGATATTGTGCGAGGGCGTACTGTACCGAGAGGAACTGGATGCATTGAGAGGATTGGGGTTTTACATTGTGTACGTCGACGCACCGATGAAAATACGATTGCAACGCTTGGACGCCATCCTCAGGAAAGACGCAGAGAAACGTCCTAAACCAGCAGAAGTGACCTTCCAAGATGTTTTCCGGTGGGTCACACATCCCACGGAAAAAGGCGTACAAAGTCTCATGGACTATGCAGACATTATCATCAACAGCTCGGAACAAGTCGATTTCAACAAACGGTCGGAGTTTTGAGGACTATATAAGAACAGGTTTCGTCTGTAAAAAAATGCCCCAATCACGTGAACCACGCCGACATATGAACCAGAACGGAACTGTTCGCTTTGTGGAATGTCCAATATGTAGTTGCAGATACTACCGACGTCGCTATTTAATACGATTACACATGGACCGTATACATGGTATAAGGACGCCAGCAAGACGATCTCGTCGGAGACGTGAGGTATGTCTTAATGCCGTACCCCAGCAGAAGGTACACGGGTAGTTTGGGTTATACCGTCTTCCTCTGATATATAAAATACAGTATATACCATTTCGTTTATTTTGTAAAGATACCATGATAGAATTTGTATTGTGTATATTATTATACATCGGTGTATGTGGTTGTTTGACCTCAGTTTCAATTTGTCGAAGAAATTGGATAGGTGTGTATCTCATTGTTCTGTGTTGGAGTATATGTTATATTTCATGGTATGTAGCATCTCCAACATACAGAGGACCGATAAGTGTTTTAAAAAGCGTCGACCGTTTGCCCATTCAAGGCGATACAGTCCGAAATTGGGGAGATACTAAAGCTTGTAAGCCAACCCATATTATCAAAGCAAAAAACGTAAACGACATCGTGCATGTAATGGACCATGAACGTATCCGAGTTGCGGGCGGTGGACATTCGTGGTCGCCATTGATATGTTCAAACGACACTGTAGTGACATTGGATTTTTGCTCAGTACCATCGCTAGTTGATAACATAGTAACGGTCGATGCTGGATGTAAAATACAAGATGTAAACACATATTTACAGCAATACAATCGGACATTACATGGATTTGGTGGTATACAATATCAAACAATCGGTGGTTCGATCATGACCTCGCTACATGGGTCACAATATGTTGGATTTTCTAACAACATAATTAACATGTCCGCGGTGGTGGCTAACAAAACTCTTGTATCCATTAAAGACGACGATCTTAAGTATTGGAAAAGCTCTATGGGAATGTTAGGTATTGTTTACAGTGTCAGTCTGCATACATTTCCAATCGTATCACTAAACAAAACGTGCCAAATGACCGATTATACCAATGCCATCGGTGCGTTAAACCACTCACATTTCGGAGCAACCCTTGAAAGTTTTTGGGGAATGTATCAGGACAGTGTTCAACTGTGCACCTACAATGACCCAGTGGAAGAACATATTACGTATGAAACAGGGGGATCGAATGTGTTTGCGTTTATGTATGACAATATAGTGCTCCCATGTACACTGTTATTATCAAATGCATTGCGTGTGTTGGATTTAACCAAAATAATACATACAAATTCAACAACAAGGCTATCCATTTTAGATGCGTGGAAAATAGAATCAGGATACGGATTCGTAAGTGCAGAGTATAGCGTACCGTTGGATAACTGTTTGCAGGTTGTACAGAAAATACAAGACGTAACGTATCCGCATATTGTAGCCGTATACATACGGCGATTAGATGCATCTAGTGCCGTGTTAGCATTTGCGAAAGTAAATTCATGTGTCATCGACATATCGTTCGCTGATTACCAACTGATTCACATCTATGAAGAAATGAAGGAGTATCATTCAACCGTCGAACAAATAATAAGCGAACACAGTGGATCTATGCATTGGGGGAAATACTACGCTTCTAACACGAGTAAAATTGAAATTGATGCGAGTTTTAAAGATTATCGGTTAAACATCGATCCATCAAATAAATTCATGAATTCTTACACAACAGAATTAATCACTGGGATACAAAATAACAAGCGGTACGGGCGTTACGACGAACCCGCTATTAATTTAACTGGAGTGTTTTGGAGATCATTATGGTGGACCACTTTCGCTGTGGCGGTGCTTTCATCGTTGTGGTATGCGAATGGATCCTGGAAGGTAGAACAAGCAATGCGTAATTACAAGTCATTGTACATTTGCATATTGATAGCAATTACAGCGATAGCTCTGTTGGAAAATTTGAAAGTAGACCCAGATGTCATCAGAGTATTGTCATTATGCATCTACTCGTTTGGTATCGTTGGGTTTTGTTTATTGTTGTGGTTATCCACATATCAGTATGAGAATTTACTACCTCCATACGCTATATTGCAACTCCTGTTGATGTTAGTATGGACAATCGATAAATATCATGAAATAGATCAAGATGATTTAAACCGTCAAGGGATATATGATGGACACACGAATGAAGATGTAGTATATTATTCTGGTATTCTCATGCTGGTTTATGTGTCTATATGCGCTGGAATATTGTTATATTTAAAAGGATTAAACTCAATTAGGTTTTGGTATCATTGGGTTCAAATTGCTTTTTTAGGCACGTTTACTGCATTCGTTAGCCTTAGTAGTAACTCCAATCCACATGTCACTACATCAGTAGACGGCAAGCACGATGAAGTGACAAACGGGTTTGGACATTTATGGTGGATTTACATCCTTGGCGTGTTAGTGATTGCTATGCTCGTCATCAATTACCAACAGTCGAATAAATATTATTTTTACTGGCTGCACTTTGTTATAAACATCGTGATAGTAGGTATATGGATAGCACATCACTTTAGAGATATCAAACAGTACGTGTGGGACACCGTGTTGGCATGCCTTATAGCGTTAGAGATAGTCTATTTGCATTATTTATCGAGACCGGAAGTGTATACATTCGTAACTTACGCGACAAAGGTGCCAAAATATGAATTGCTAAGACGTCAAGAGGATACACATTTAAAATTCTGAACAATGATTAATAATAAATACAATCTAAAGGTCTAATTTACTCATATGTACTTTCGTGTAGTTATAGAGCTCCCAGGTCATGGTCTTTAGGTTCATTCCTTCGCCGTGAACCTGGAAGAAAAAGAAGAGCTTCAGCAAAAACAGTAATAAGAAGCTTTCCAGTATTTTCAAACAGAAAATAGTAACCGGCACGCAGACTTTGAACTGGTAGTTCACGCCGTACAGGATCACTACCCACGCCAGAAACCACGCGATCTCTTCCAACATTTTAGAAAGCGGTGGGGAGGCTTTTATAGCTTAAAATTTCAACGCAAGCGGCTCGTCGGTGAATCTATACGATTTTCCCAAAAAACTCTCAACAGCTTTATCCATCGCTATGAATGAAGAACCAATGAACATCAAGCGTAAAAATTCTTCCAGGTACAACGTATGCTTTTTAAAACATTCTAACCGAAACCCCAATTCATCACCAAATATTTCATTTAACATCATCTCAAGAAGGATTCTCTTGTCTTCTTCTTTCACGTCTATACCGTCTTCTTGTAGCTGTTTCGCAATAAAAAAATACGCTTTATCAAATGCTTTGGAAATTGACTTTTTATCCTCTTCGTTTCCGGTCTCGGCTTTTGCTCGAAGTTTGTCTACAGTAAGCCAACGTACATGTACTTTACGTATACGCTTAACAGCATCTCGAGACTCGGTGCGTCCGAGTAATTTATCAAAAAACGTTGGTTCCTTATAACCTTGCTCGTCGCGTTTTTCTTCGCATTTGTATAATTCACTAAGAAACTGATCGCCATCCTTGCGATCCAGTCTGTCAAGAGACTCGAAATCGTTGACGCGATATATTTTCCCTGTTTCTGGGTCTCGTACATTCCTCCATCTTATCTTTTTACTGACTTTAAAAGCAACTTCTTGTTTCAACATATTTTGAAGTTGTTCAATTATACGCCGTATGTCTGTCACCGTTTTTTCATACTCTTCCGTAAGGTTTTGCTCATTCATTTTTGAAACGGATTTGAGCTTTATGTTGTCTTCAATACGTCTTTTGCAAGTGTTAATGGACGCTCTCCGCCCTCGTAACAAGGTATCCACTTCGTCGTTCTCCATGGACTTATAAAAGGATTTACGAATCTTCTTTCTCCTATTCCCACTCATCCTTCTTATACATATGACATACTTACCTTAAATACTTACTTTTCCTTAAACTTGTACATCAATCGCGAACGCCGCGTAGCTGTTGATACCACACGCGTTTTGTCCACGTGCAACCCGAAAATATCCATTCTCTCCCCAGCTTGTTCCCCAACTGTTCTTCAGGATCCAGTAGTCGGGCGTGTACCCCACGGCGAGTACTGCGTGGTCGACGTCCGTTCCGCATTGGTTTTTGCGAATAACGCCACTGCTGTAATGTTCAAATGTCGACGAGGTCGAATCGACCGCCACCGGGATGGGTCCATAGTAATAGATGTTGCGTGCCAAATGACCTTCGACGGGGTCGCCAAACTCGTCGCTCATGCTCACGTAGTCCATCACGCGGACATAAGGGTGAATGTGACGGTGTTTGCAGACAGAGTCGCCGCCGGTCCACCGGTCAAAATCGACCGGTCCGATCGGATTCCCGTAACTGTGTTTGTACACGTCTTCCATCAGTCCACCGTCGCAGCCATCGGATTCTGGACCGGAACAATCCAGTGCTTCCTGCACACTAAGTGCACGCAGCCGACCCGTCTTCTTCTTGAACCAATACTCCAGGTGACCGACCCCAGCAAACGCAAAGCACCCTCCACACGTACCCTGTCGCAAGGGCGGAGTCACGTACGTGTAGGACCGCCAGTCCCATGAAGACGGTATATCGTGCGACGGTGCCAACAAAGTATTTTCTCGTCGGGCACGCAGGCGTCGTCCGGGCATCACATGGTAATTGACATAGCTCAAATTACGGTCCGAATCGGCATGTAGCTTCAATGTGACCCCATCTAAATGCGTTGCCCGTATATGTTCGTACTTTCCTTTCAGGATTTTGTACGCACGGCGTTCCTCTACCGACGTGTAATTCTTGTGGTGTTCCTTTTGATACGCTAAAAACCACTTTGGGTACAATTTGCCGACCGGGCGTACCGCCACGTAACAGGTTATGAAGACAAGGTAGGCAAGTAAAAAAGGTCGCATATTCTATTTTATTGCCATATATTAGAATATTTATAGTGTATATATCAATGTGTTTGTTCGCGTCGTTCGCCCGTCCCGTGGGGCTCTTTGACAACTGGTTCAACCGTTTTGTGGCATTTTTGACCGGTGGCGAATTCTGTCATAGTGAATTCATTGTGACGTGGGACACTACGACGGCTAAACTGTTCTTTGACGATCTGGAAGGTCACGACCGGCTCAAAGACAAGTGGGCGGCACATGAAGAAGACGGACAGATCCACATTTGTTTCTATGTCCTGTGGGGGGATACCATTACGTATCGTTTGTTGAAACACGACCATAATAATCCGTTCTACAAGTACCCCGACGGACATCAGTTTAAAGCCGTCCAAATACAAGTCAATCAGGAAGCCGAGTTTCAAGTCGCCAACTACTTACTGAATCAAGTCAAGAAAGAGTACGATTACGCGGGTGCATTGACGTACTGGTTGCCGTTGCGGTCTGCACGGGGAGAATACCCGACGTACTTCTGTTCGCAGTACATGACATGCGCTCTTCAACACGTCGACATGTTAAAGTCCGAGAATCCAGCAAACATAACACCAAACAAACTACATCAGCTCCTCACTTCGAACTGATATCGATAAAATCGTCGTCGGTTAAATCTTCAAGGTAAATGCACCGCTTAGTGTTCTTTAACGACTCTTTCACCGGTTCGCGCAAACGTTTCCGGAGGGTGTCAAAATTGCAAATGCCGTGCAATACGACAGTCTTCTTATCAAAGTCTACTACACAGAAGGCGACGTACCCATTCTCCTTTTTCAACAACGGGTCCGTATGTCCGTATCCATTTCCACCATATTGAAACATCCACGAAGTACCGAAACGCTTCGCACTCTCCACCGATTGTGATTTGACATGAAGATCCTCACCGTCCAATTTAAGGTCCGCGTCGAACGATTTCCCAGCAGCTTGGTAGATCTCCATGTCTGGGTTACTAATGGTACAGGGCATATCGGTGAAATACAACGTGACGCCCCATTCGGCTAATTTACCGGTCGTGGTTTGGTGAATCATCGCATTTTTATTAAACTGATTTCGTCGATTGCGTTGTGCAAACGTCGATTCGAGCTCGTCCTTGGCGTACGTGTTGCATATCTCGTGGTAAAAAGACCACTCCTCGTCGGAGAAGAAGATTGTATGAGGCATTGGTTTGGAACCTATGTTTTGTACCGAATCGAAGTGTAAGCTCGGTACGAGTAACGTACTCTTTTATTTTTATAAAACCATACAGATGACATTGAAAATATTTTCATACTATAAATACACGTTTACGTCTACAAAATGACCGATTCAACCTACCGTAGAGTCTTTCTCCCGCGTGCCGAAAACACCAACCAGTTTGCTCAAACACCAGATGATGTATGGCGTATACTCGAGTCGGAATTTGGCACCTTCTTCGACCCATGTCCAACGAATCCTACACAAGATGGTCTTGAGATCGAGTGGTCATCTGATCAAGTCAATTACGTAAATCCACCCTATAATTCCATTCCACTGTGGCTCGAAAAGACAACCGAAGAGATGCAACTGGGACGAACGACCGTGTGCTTGCTTCCGTGTCGAACTGGGGCAAACTGGTTTCACGATTACTGCATCGAACAAGCCGCGGAGCTGCGGTTTGTCAAACAAGGCATTAAATTTAAAGGCTATTCGAGAAAGTCTCCCTTTCCAGTGGTTATTGCCGTGTTTCGCCCAAATCATACAGGACCCCCAAAAATTACATCGCTCGATTTCTACGCAAGTTAGAACTTCAAAAACGCAGACTTGGACTGAGGCTGAAGGTCGCGTACCTTGGTGTATGCTCCATCTGGTATTTTCCATCTCCGAACAATGCTTCCCGGTGTTACAAACAATATTAACTCGGTTCCACTAATAACACCGGGTGATTTATCCTTCAGCTGATTTCCTAACCAATGAAAAAATTCATAATCAGCTGTAGAATTGCTTGAATTTCGTGTCCATTTATCTTTTTTTTCAAATGGAAAATGTTCCTTGTTTTCTTTGTATTGACTATATTTATAAATTAGCTCTTGAATTTCTTCGTTATCCGTGTTCGGAAAGTTCGCTTTGGACTCTTTGAGTTGATACATGTATATGGGGTAATTTGCTGGAGCTACCCTTTTTGAGTCTCTGGCATTCATTTTGTGTTTTTCATGGTCTGAATAGTCCACTGCGTCTACAACCAACGGCGTAAAGAACGCAATTTTGTATTTCTCAACCTGGTCGTACCCCGTACCGTCTTCTTGTAAAACATTGTCACCTGAACGGAAGACCATATGATCAGGGTTTTCCTTGTACGCACGAAGAACTTCTCCTATGGTTGGGACTTTGTGACGTGTTGGTGTTTGCATATTACTTAGTGCACCTATTCCTTAAATACGCCTCTATCTTATTTCTATCTCTTCGTCGCCGCTTATGGTGATTTATGATAATTATCGGTTTGTGTTTTTGGACGTAGACTTCCGCGTCTTTGAATAATTTCTCAGTGTCAACAGAGTCTCCACAGCATTTTCTTGAACATCCAGAACACAGATCGTTGCCCATCGGGTTGCATACGAGTATATAAGACATGATTTACTCACATGGCACATGGCAAACGAAGGTGAGTACCTGTCGATGGTAAACGATCTGCGGGATATGTACGATGACATGAAACAATCATTAAACAAAGAGATAGCGGACTATAAGGAACGCATTAACTACCTAGAAGAAGAGTTACGTATACGACCAAGATATACTTATACTACAGGACAGTTTGAGAGCGATAGACCCATGGGACGCTGTGCTCAGTATACGTCCGGCTTCCCTTTCCTAACGTTTTACCAGTGTCGGCGATGCAATAAAGCGCATCCGCATGCGTACGTGTGTTGTACTTAGTACTCAAACTAAACATATTAGAATTTAAGTTGTGTAACGTTACCTTCTTTAGGAGTAGGAAAATTTCCCATCGAATCTCGCCGTCTGACCTCTTCCTTAAATACTTTATAAATTCTTTCCCATTCTTCAAGTTCTTTATTTTCTTTAAGTTCTTTATCCGTGGGCGTTTGATTGCCCATTTTGATTTTTTTTTGATGACGACGTGCTCCTTTTGATCTCCTCGGATTTGTTAACGACGATTCACGTTGGTTTTGTTTTCTTTCTTTTAAAGCACACAGACGTTTTTCTAAGTCTTCTTGACGTTTTTTTAAGTCTTCTTGACTCAGCATTTCTGTTTGAAGTTTTCTCAAACGTTCCGTACGTTCTTTATGTACCCGTAGACCCTTTTTTTGTATGTTCTCCGCATCCTGCTCCCGTGCATGTAATATTTGGATTTGGGTTAGATTCTTTTTTTTCAATTGGTTAATCACACCTTTATCTTTATATATTGCATCCATCAATTTTCGCTTTTCCTCTTTGAATTCTTCTTTTAGTTTCTCTTGTATTTCTTTGGCTTTTTCCTTTTGTTTTTCTTCTTTTTTCGCTTTATCCCATCTTTCTTTTAATTCCTTCAGCAAGTCACCACCCTCGTCGATATCTACGTCGTCACTTACTTCCGAACTGGTACTGAAGCGGCGTACTTTGTTTCTAAGTTCCTGCATTTTTTTAATTAGTTCAAATTTTTTATCTATATTATATCCAACGTCATCCATATCACATACAGAAAATAATACTATTTATATGTTTGATAACTTAATTAACATGGTATTCTGTCACTTGAAGAATACGCTCAAGTACACGAACGTCACACGCTGCAATAAGCGCCTGTGTACGTGCTTCCAGTATATCATGCTCCCGAACGCAGGAAAATCGTTCCCGCCGCGTATCTCTCAAGCGGACTACGAAAAGTACCGAACCTGCTATGCGTTCAATACACCAAAAGAGGAGAAGGACAGTTTTTTACTGTAATGGACTGCCTCGTCACTATTTAAGGCGTCGGGTGTAATTGTAAATGAGTGTTTTGAATCACAACGACGATATACAGGAAGAGCTTATCAACGAGTTTAATGTTTTGGAGAGTAAGTTTTTCATGTTAGAAGCGCAGGTAAATCGTTTAGAAAAGACGGTCAACGGCATTACGTCTGCGTTGAAGAAATTGGCAACTGAAAAGGGCATTGTGTTGGCAACATCGACAGGTGGTGACGATGGATCGGAAACGTGTACTATAAATTGACACACCAGTGGTTCTCGAGATGGACGAAGAGTGCATTCTGTTTGAAAAGATTGTCCAAGAAGGGTACGTCGACACGGGACTGTTAATTGAAGCATCGCAAAATCGTCGCGAGTTCATGGAAGCTTTGCAATACCAACGTGACGTTCTCTCTACCGCAAAAGCGTACTTGGAGTCGTTTGTAACGGTCTGCAGCTTGCTGAAGGAATCGCGTGCCAAGGTACGGTCTCAACCCCTTTTCATGTGGAACAAACAAGGTTCCAGTTCGTGGTTGTATGAACGGATGAACGTCGAGCGTGTGATCGCAGACACGTTTGTCGACGCCGCCAAGGCAACGGATGATTTAAAACAGAGGCGCACACATTATGCTGACGCCATCCGTTACAGTTTGCGAGCGTTTAATAGTTTGTTGGCGACCTCGTGGGAAGACGCGTCGATGACCTTTTTGTCCATATTTCAAGACCGGTTTCACATGTACCATATCGCAAAGAATACGGCAATGTACTACAAGACGATGAACGACTACTCTATCGCACAGAATGGCAGTGGGAACAAAATATGTGCTAAAAAAGCGTACGAGTACATGGACGTGGCAGTGAACATTTGGCTCGAAGACCGCGAGGCGTCAAAAATTCTCCACGAATGCAAAGCTCTCCACGCCCTTAACATGGTAGAAGACATGTCCCTTGACGACTGTGGCGAGAAGACCGCGATCTTGGAGACGTTTATCAACGTCAAAGACACACCCGAATCGGTCATCGCGGCACACAAGTTGTTGAAGCAGCAAAATGAAAACGTTTATTTTCAAGCAGAGAAGACAGACAAGACTATTTCTCCTTCGTCTTTGAAAGAGCTTTTTCATACGCTACCAGTGACGATTGGAGATAAAGCAACGACGACTTGATATCGGGTATCTCGTACGTCTGAGCAATGAATGCCCCGATCACAGCACCAATTAAAACGCGTATCATAACTGACTTAGTATACTAATATTTATACATATATATCCATTAATTATTCATTGTATCATGGGGTGCAAGCTCACCATTTCTATCCATCCATCGAAATCACCATTAAACAAAGATAAGAAAACCATCGACATACCGTCCAGTCCTATTGTACCAAGCGATTCAAAGCAACCAGTGGTAGAAGAGTCTCCAGACGATGAAGATCCACTAGTTGCAAGTGTAGAAACGATCACCCGGAAAGATTTTCTCTCTAAAAAATACGTGCCTCCGAAGAAGTCATGGATGCCTCCATAATAAATCTAGTGACCATAAATATGTAAATAAAACTGTAACAAATGGGTCAATGTGTTACAATGAACGTCGGCAATCGTGGTCAAATTGTTCCTGAAAAGGAAGAAGACGAGTCACCAGAGCCGCGTAAAAAACGGAAACGGAAAAGACGTCGCAGGGACGACGACGACAGTGAAGACGAAGACAGTGAGGACGAAGGGGTCTGTGGATGCGTCGAGGAAGTCACTGGCTGTTTGCCATGTCTCTGATAAATTGTACATAAATAACTATAAATAGAGTAAGAAAATCACTGTAAATGGCACAAAGAATCGTATTTTCTATCCGTGGTAATCCTCGAACTTATTCAGCGCCCGCGCCACGTGCATACAGCGAACTCGGCGAGCATATGGTCCAATCGTTCACACGCCAACCGTTCGTGTTCTCGGAGGTATCGGACTCTATGGCGCGTGCAGCGGACATATTAAGTAGTATGGCAGAGGGTCCTGATCGCGAGCGGGACATTGTATCGATCCCCATGTACAAAGCTGAAGGGGACGTTGGCGAGTGCTCCATTTGCATGGAGAATATAAAAAAAGACCAACAATTCCGCCGTTTGCCATGTAGCGACACGGTCAACCACTGCTTTCATAGACGCTGCATTGACCAATGGTTGGCGACCAACAGAACGTGTCCTAACTGTCGTTCAGAGATAGGTTAAGTAGCAAAGATAAAGTTCGACAAGAGGTATTGCTCGCTACCCGTTTCCACCGGCTCCAAATATAAGTGCAAATACTTTACGGGTGCGTTACCCTCGACCACAAACTTGATATGCTCTTTCGTATCGTTATCGATAATACTCGGTTCACATCCACAGTAATGCACGATCATGTCGCGCCACTCTACGTACGTTAGTGTCAACTTGTCATAATGAAACGGAAGGAGCGTGATCCGACAACGTTGGACAAATGTGAGCGTACAACAATCATGTGATAATTCGGTAAACCCATTCACACTTTTCCCCTCGTCGATACCGTCAAATGGGTTCTCGATTCGCTTGACCTTTTTTGCGCGTCGTCGTGATAACGGGTTCTTATTTTTACCCGTCTTCGACCGGCGGCTTGCGGACGATTGACTCAGCTGACGGAGCATGGTCCGTACTTCATTACGCTGCGCTTCCGTCAGCGGTTTGGGTGCCTTGATACCACCTGATTCCATCTCAAGTAAAACATGGTGTATATATATACCACGTAGTTCTGTCGACGTATGATGCCAAAGGAACGAGACATGTACCTGTACTTGATCGCACACAACGTGAAGGAGATCAAGACGCACACGTACATTGGATGTGTTGAACATTTTTACATGCGGCTACAACAGCACAATGGAATACGCAGCGGGGGACCGCGGATTACAAAACGTGCGGCAGGGTCTTGGGAACCATTGATTGTTCTCAAATTACCAAAGGAACGTAAATTGAACTCGAAAAAGTTAAAGAATGAATGGAAGCAAAGTAGCCGGGGGTTAGAAAGTCGAGTCAAGAAAGGATTTGCACTTGCACGCAAGTACAACTTGACATGCTATGTCACGGAGACGAATAAAAACGGAGTCAATGCCTTGAACATACTCAAGAACAAGTGGAAAGATGGAAAAGCGCACGTCACCGACGCGGATTGGGATCGATTGGTATGTAATGATTGAATATATTCCTATAGTTTTATACAAGAACGTAAGAAACAACTAAATATAACTCATGCGATATTTGTAACCACATGCACGTGAATAGCACGAGCATTATATAAATAAACACTTGTCTAAGATCCATTTTTAAATGATATGTAAATATATATATATAGTACAAGGATATGCACGGTAGTTTATATTTTACATGTACTACAACATATTACTTATTACCTAACAATTTTACCCGTTTCCGAGGACGCACCGTCGATATCGTATCCAATGGGCTGTCGTTCCGCCGAATAGACAGTTCCAACACACCCTTTGGGAAATCAAAGTATATGTTTGACAGGAAGGCGCCGTACTTTTTGATCAAATTCTCAATAAGCTTGATATCAATGACCTCGAGATTGCTGATCAAGACACGGTAATTGGACACGTCTGTGTGGACGTCCACGTTAAATTCCAGCTCTGTGAATTGTACCATAAACGAAATGATCCCAGTCACGTGCTTGATGTCCATCTTATCGATCATGTCCAGGACGTATGTATCTGACAGTGGGTACTCGCCCACCATGTCGTCTTCTCGAACCCGTTTTTTGTTTGTTGGCTCTTTCTTGTGTTTCCAACATTCGATCGACAACTTGTTGCCATGGAAATCAAATTTGATCCGCCGGACGCGCGTTGTCAACATCTGTAGCTGTTGCAGGTCGTCGGGACACATGCGGGGCGGTTTGGTGACTGATAGTGAGAATACAGACGGAAGCTTGTCGTGTACGCGGACTTTAAGCTGACTTGCGCCGTCGATGTTGGAAATCACCTTGACCGCTTCTGAGATAAATTTGATATCGTTTTCATGGAGGGATGTCTTTGGCAAATTTGACACTTTTGGCGCAGGTTGTTTCTGCAGTACTGGTTCACCGGTCGTGTTCACGTCTGGTGAGGATCGCTGCTCCATAGTCGGTATATGCAGAAAACGCCGACGCTTAAATATGCCAATAACTGCGGATTGATACCTTTCAGAAATGGTTTCTTGTTGGGCTGCATGCACTTAATTTCTACCCAACCTTCTTGAAAATCATACGTAAATTTACAGGCGTAGCCTTTGCTTACAACTATACTACGCCACTCTGCGAGCAACGTATCTGTGATCTTTTCCATATTCTGTACTTTGAGGACAAACCCCTGCCGATTGTGCGCGTATCCACTCAGGATCACGGTCATATCATCGTTCTCCTCGGTACCTGCCCGTAATATTTCTTGTTTAAAGTAATCGACTATGTCGGTCGTATCGAACGTTGCGCGGAAAACGTTCATTTTTATATACATTCCGCGAAGACATTTATACCCCCCATTACACCGGTTGTGTCATTGTATCCAATAACCATACTCCGTCCAGTTCTTCCAAAAAATCTTTGGAATCGAACCATTTCATGAAAAACTTGACCAAATAAGACTCGACGCACGTTGGAAACGAGAGGATGTTGATCCACATCAACGCGGTGTCCAAATTGTCATCTGCTAACAACACACTCCGAACCATGGCATTCTTCATCTCGGACATAGCAGCAATTTCTACCTCCGTCCACGAGGCACTTGTTCGCTTCATGGATATAAAGGTCTCTTCGTACGCCAAACGGACACATATGGGTTTCGAGTACAGGCGTAACTCTTTGGTAAATGACACTTTTCGACCGCGTAAACAATGCATCTTTAAAATTTGATTTTCCCAAAACCCGGTTTTTTGATCGTGGTTTACATTGTTTGTAATTTCGCGCAGGTCCCAATTAGGCTTCTCAGTCAAAATGGGATCACGACATAATGGACACAAGGCGACCTCGTCTAATGAACTGTTTGCTTTGAGTACCTCGAGACAGGACATACACAGACCGTGACCACATGGTTGAAGGGTCATTGGCTTGCATCGGTAGTTATATTGCTTATGACATATAGGACAAGATGGTGTCGACACTGCGTATTTGTCTTGTGTTGAGAGCTCCGACAGTTCGCCGCTACTTAGTAAGTCTTCCATCAAACGTATAGTAGAATGAAACTCTCTATTTATACTATAGTATGGGAAGATTTTTTTTTAGTTGTGTACTATAAATATACATTGTCGACAAATAAATGGACCAACGGCGTCTAAAGCGGAAGAAAGTTAATTTAAACACATTAATCGACGACGAAGGTCGAAAGCGACAAAAAGTTTGTGGAAACATAAAAGTGTATTTTGACGGAAATGCTATTGTCAATGCTATTTGCCGTATGATCCGGCGGAAAGACGTACATTATATCATGGGCGCCTGCGCCTGGTTTACGAACAAAAAAATCATCCAGTGTATGTCGACCGAGTTGAAAGGATGCTGTATCGTGACCACACGGGACAAAATACTCACGGCTGCGACGACCAAACGGAAATACTCTACGCTGCCTATCTATAGGCGTTCAGAGAACGACACGGACACAGCGGTTCGTTTCATCGGAAACGGTGCACGGGGGTACAACAAATCCTTAATGCATCATAAATTCCTTATTGCCTTGGACGAACGGGGAAACCCGTTGTGTGTCAGTACCGGAAGCTTCAACCTTACACAAGGTGCGACCAACCATCTCGAGAACTGTAACATTATCGAAGACGTCGAAGTAGCAAAGGTGTACCTCGAGGAATTTATCAACGTGTACAAAATAAGCTCACCATTGAAATTGTGATGACAAAAAAAAATACACTATATAAACGATTAATTTTTGATATAAAAATGAGCGAAGATAAGTCACTATTGATTAAAACACCCTACGATGACGAGTTTGAAGACCTTTTCAACGGAAAAATGTTTGTCGCTGGTCGTGACGACCGATGGATCAAGAAGAGAATCTATCAATTGGAACGTGTTCAACGCAACAAAGAACAACAGGAAGAACTGGAATCCAAGCGTGTCGAACTTGGTTTGACAAGGACCGGGTCGAAGAAACCGAAAGTATGTTGGCGTTTTGTACACAATGATGGGGTATGCGAGCATGGTGCCCGGGTTCGGGAAACGGGGAATGTTTATGGTGGACGCTGGCATCCAGGAGTCAAAGAAGCTGCATATTTAAAAGAGAAAACTGCTGAGAGATCATATTTTTAATTTTAACTACTACTATATTTACCAATTGAAGTATTTACAGAATCCAACAACCAATCGATCTTTGCCTTCGTCGTTGCATCGTCTTCGTACGTCTTTTGCAACGCAATCAGACCATTTGTAGAGTCTCTGAGGTGTTCTAACATACGGTCGCGATCTTTATCGTCGGACAATATCTTTTCTGCCGAGGCATACAATTCTTTTAAACGAATGTAGTCCGATTCCCGACTCGCGCCGACCCACCATCGGAGAACAAACTCAGGCACGTATGCACTACTTGTACTCTGGAGTTGGAAATGGGTTCGACGCGTATTGAGCTTTTGAAAAGGTTCCAATTTAGCCAATATTTTCAGGTTTACCCAGGTGACGTCCGATTCGTTCACACTCATATACCGAATACCTCGTCTTGTTTTATAGTCTCGACTATTAAACCAAGGGGGTCACTTCACTGTTTGATATTTTTAACCGTTCAGTAGTTGCATCCGGTTTTAACATCGAGTGTAGTTTTTTGAGATCAGACCGGCGCAACCATGCCAATCCTATGGCATATACTAAAATGCTCGCGGTGTACAATGTATAATCGTCGATTACATCCAATAAACGAATGACGAGCATGATTATTAAGACCACGAGCGCGAGTACATTGGCAAGGCGCTCTTGTCGTAATGATTGTCTAAACTCTTTGTTTAGGTTTGTTTGTTTGTCGTAGCGGTATATTATCAGTACTTCGGACAACACAAATATTACTGACGGTATTAATGGAAGCCACTGCTCGACAGACCCAATTTCAACACCATAAAATAGAAAATAAGACACTGCGAAGGATATCTGTGACAACCAATTTAATCGCGTGTCGACTACAGTGGCACATGCGGTATTTGTACGGATTGCGTACACAAATAGCGCTCCAAATATCACCACGTGAAGAAGTATTAACGTTGCAGTGTTGGAAAGGAGATCTTCGTTTATTTGGTTCAAGCATATGAGAAACGCGGTCATTAATGTACCGAAAAACAATAAATCAACGTTTATTTCCGCAAATCGTACATAATATACCATGAAGAATACACCAACGCTCCACAATGGCAACGTTACAAGAAACGCTCCCTGACCCATGTCGTGGAAGAGGAGACTTAGACTGGTCATGAGACCAATTAACCAAAGGAACATTTTACAAACTCGTCTAACGATATTTATAGTGTAGTATATATATACTTTGCATGAATCTGTGACATGGAGTTGATCGATGACAACGGACTGCGTAAAGCGTCATTGAGTGACCTAGAAACATACACACAGCGAGACACATTTTGGTTGTTGCGGCAGTGTGAGGATGCCTACGGTATTAAGCTAACGTACAATGACGACTACATCGATGAAACGAGCTTGCGCACTTACATAAAATGGCACAATGCAAACTATTCGGACAGTCCCATCCCGGTGTTGCCTACGGTCAACAAACGAGCATATTCAACGACACATCGGATCGAAATTGCGTACAAGTCAAGCTATAAGTGCAATGCATGCGATATTTTACTGCCTCCAACGTTTGAAATCGACCATATCGTAGAGCTTCGAGAAGGTGGTAGCGATACCTACGATAACCTACAAGCTCTCTGTCCAAATTGCCATTCGTTAAAAACACGGGCAAACACCTTGAAAAAAGATAAGGCATTCGAAAAAGAATTCTCCACGCGTGCCCAACAGTTTGAAGACGATGCGTTCGCCAAGTTCAGGCGGACGATCCATTAGTTACTTCCATATAGTTTTTATTTTTTTTGAACAGTTTACTCACCTTTGCACACATACGTGAAGCCAAAGACGGTCGCTTGTACCCTATCTCGAGTATAGGCTCGACATCGTCTATATCTATTTCCGCTTCTTCGTCCGATGTAATTGTAAACACTGCCATTTTTTTATCAACTTCATCGTCGAAATCGTCCGAACAAACGCTCATTTTTTAGGGGTATATAAGCAAATATATACGTAATAAAAGATGAAGGTGGTTTCAATAGACCCCGGTACCGTCAATTTGGGATATGCAGTGTGGATAGATGGAAGTTTTACCGATTTTGGATCGTATAACATCTTGGAAATGGTCAAAAAGAAACATCGTACCGATTACTCCTATGTTGTCAAGACATTCATGGAAAAAACACAATTGTTCAAAGATGCCGATGTCATTCTCGTAGAACATCAGATGCAAGCTCGGATGAAGATGATTGCTTGTTCCATTCGCTGCTTTTTCTGGGGAAAGTGCAAAATGATAAGCCCACTTGCCGTGAGAAAACACTTTAAGATATCGAATGGTGATTACAAAAAGAACAAAAGCGACTCCAAGCAATTTGTCCACCGGTTACTGACCAAAGAACAGAGTGAAGAAATTGTGAAATCCAAGAAGCACGACGACATTGCAGATGCACTGATCCAGTTAAAATACTACCTCGATAAGAATAAAATAGTATAAATCTACTTGTTAGTAATCTAAATGGCAGAGAAGGGGAATCCGGATAACGAAGAAGTCAAGACCACAGTCGAGACACAGCACGAAATATCGTGTCAGCCAGTGGGTTACAACTTTGCGCTCGTTCTTACCGTTGGTCTCAACTGTCTATGTACTGTATGTACTTTTACACTTCTTACCATATTGGCGCTGTACCTATATATGCATGCCAATATGCCCTCCAAATGAATGTCTATGCTATGTCCATACGGTATCCATGGATGAATTTATTTCGAACAAACCGACCCTCTGAAAAATATCTTCAAAATTATGAGATTTCTGAACGGAGTAGAAGGATCGTCGTACTCCGTTCGCATTTTCCAAAAAATGGGGTTGGAAAAAAGAGAGTGGTTTCGATGTCAGGGAATTTTACTTTTGGAACAAAGTGAATATATAAATGCCACATAATATCAAAAATGATAGTCATCACCGCGATAGTATGTGGAGTACTAGTACTAGCTACCTTAGTAAAGATTGCCTATGATATGTACTGCTGTCGCACAGACACAGAGGACGACTTTATTAGCAATTTTATTACATACAGTGATAGCGAGAATCAGTATAGTTTAATTGATTGATAAATAAAAATGATTGTCATCTGAATAATTCTAATATTTTTACCAGAAGAAAGCCCCCCTTTGACGTTCCCAGTGGACACAGACATTATTTCGTTGTACAAGAAGGCAATTGTAAACTCTCGTAACCGATCATTGTTTCTCCTCAACGACACCAAATTATTCCAACATATCTAAACAAAATATGACAAAATATACAGTCGACAACGCAGTGAACAAAAAAGATGTCACCAAAAACCAAAAATCGGCAAGATTAAATGAAGCAAAAACAGTCATTCGTCAACGTCGGCACGATATATTATCCTTTGTACTTGACCACATCGACAATGGCAAACTCTCGGTCAATACTGACCTGTCGCGGAAACATGTGTTTGACTTATTCCGATTGCATTGTCCAAACAGCGATATAATCCGGTCGTCGGTTTTTTTCAAGCTGTTTTACAAATCGTTGGGTGGATTTGTCGTTGCGTCAAAACACTTCGTACGCATCAAAGTGATTGGGTTGTATCATTTTAAAAAAGACATGCAATGGAGACTGGAGCAATCAGTGCCAGAAATCCAACCAGAATCACAACCGGAGGTAGACGAGCGCCTGATGTCGCTTACGGACGATGCTCTGAAAGAAGCTATCGCGGCGTCGAAATACACATTGCAGCAATATTATGACAGTGGGGTCACAGACGAACAATTGAAGCGTGTTGGCGTAGCATTCTCTAACGAAATCCCAGCGATGTTTAGACAGCGTCCCATTCTGGCGAGGACGCCCAGACATGGTCCATATGTAAAGGGATTAAGTGAAACTGAAAAGCGCAAAGCAGAACGCCGAGAAACGACCAAACTGCGACGGAAAGCGTTCGCAGAACAGAGGCATGCGAAAGCGAGAAAACTGACACAGAAGAAACGCGAAAATAAGCTTGTGGTTGCTGCCTTGTTGGAACTCTCGGGTAAGCCGCCGCGTAAAAGGAAGGAGAAGCCTGTCGAACAGCCCGAAGAGGAAAAACCAGTCGAACAGCCGCGTGTAGAGAAGAAACCCTTGGAAATCCCAGTCAAGAAACCCGTGCAACCCCCACAAGAGTATACCTTTACCACACACAAAGAAAACGGCACATTTGGTTTAAAAATACACGCAGTAAATTCCACAGTGCGCATCATGCATTCAGAACACCCGGAGATATTTCTTCCATCAAAGATCGTCAAGATTAACGACAAGGCATTGATGACTGGTACAACTCTACTGGATGTCCAAAAGAAAATGCGCGCGCTGAACAAAGTCACCCTACGATTAAAACCAGTCGTCCCTGGACCATCTATTCTGAAAAAGCGTAAGTTTCAGCAACCAATCGATGACTATTCAATTGCGAAAATGAAGTCAATTAAGCGTCGAGATTTATTTGACAAGGTTCTCAAAGCGTTTAACCTCTACAGCGAAGACGACAACGTCACCACTTTCACACGGGAAGACGGTATTGCGGCTTTGAAGACTATTGCTGCGTTGAAAAACGATCTCATCGAAAACTTTCCCGTCACGAACGTTTTGAAATGTAAAGAGGGAATAAAAGACGGTAAGGACGCCATCACAGTCCTACGACAGCTTGTACGCTTCTACAACAGACGTGTCGTCTCGTTACGTTTCAAAATTCCTGGAACGCGTGGGCGTTTGCATGGCTACGAATACAAACTAGCAGTATAGTATACTAAATATCCTATATTTTACCTACATAAAAACAATGTCATCTGGACATTATTCCATTCGCCAATTTCGTGAAGGGACGGTAACCACCATGCACGTGTCGACTTGCAATATTTTGGAAACTACAAAACTATTTAACTTTACTTGCCCAAACCAACTTTCTTTAAACACCATCACCAATCGTGACGAAAATGTCCACCTCGGCATCAGGTTCAACTAACGTCGACAACAAAAATTCAAAAAGTCGTATCAAATCATGTGGAGTATGGATCAAACGCAAGAATCAAAACGGCTGTATGCGATCGGCGAAAAAGTCCAAAAAGTGGTCGATGGAACGTGAACAGGCTCATCGCGAGGAAACGGCAGCAAAGAATATTCAATACGCATGGTCGCTGTTCTTACCACGGTTGCGTGCGGCACGAACCATCCAAGGAGCATGGCAGCGAAAGGTTTTTCGCGAATTTGCAACATTACAACAAACGATGCCAAACGTGGAATGTGCATTTTGTGGAGAATACATGCGTGACCCACGTGACGTGTGTATTCAGTTATACAGCAGTTCTCCAAGTAGCAAACACCATTTGACGTGTGTCGGTACGCGGAACAGTCCCGCCTGTTTTACCTGTATGTTAAAATGGTTGAGACGAGATTCCCGCTGTCCTCATTGTCGTGAGAACATCGGTGTTATCAGCTACGTGGACGATGTTTATCCAGAGTACATCTATGGTGGCAAACGACTCAAATTGCGCTACCGGGTAGGGACGTTTATCGACCGGCGTACTCCGATGCCCTCTACGGACGGCGACGAAGAAATGGCAATGCATTTGGCAGGAATATCAGATACCGACGACAGCTCTTCCGACGAAGACAGTCCGTTCAACGAAGACAGTCCATTCGACAACGAACCCGAGCCCAACCATGTGGTAAATTTATGGTCCGAGGAATGGTCCGAGGAAGAGAATGAACAAGCCGATGTTGTGGAACTCGCCCAGGTCCGCGGTCAACCCATCCAGGTTCCCGTGGTAGCGCAAATGACCCGCGAAGAACGTCGTCGTCAAATTGATGAATCCGTTCGTTCGATCGTATCGTCCGATCAACACGAAGGAGCTACGCCAGAAGAAGAAGACACACGCACGTTAGCAAGTATTGTGAGAGAACGCAGCGCGCTTCCAGCGCCACGTCTTCCCCGTCGGCACTTTCGCCCCGAGTATTTGGCATTACCACTCCAGTTATACCGCAGTAACCAACCCACTGATCGTGACGTGTTTTACCATCGTGGTGACCAGGAACGTATGTTACCCGGTGATGTGGTATCGTTCTTTGGCGTAATGCCGGCGGGTCCACAGGTCGTTGAATGCGCCCGGCGTAATTTACGTGGTGTAGTGGTTCGAGTGGGGTACGATCCGACAGTCTTCATATTGCCCCATTACGGCTGGTTTGTGGTACCTCTAATCGATTTGAATTTCGAAGAACGTGCAGAGGGAGATGTTTGGGAACAATTTCGTCCGATTGGACATGCTCATCCACCCATTTCCGAGATTACGTTTCGCAACAGCGTGCTGACAGTCGCATTGCAATGGTTGGCACAGCACACTCGATTATGCGAGAGTCGTGTTCAACATGAACGTCGATTGAGAGACCAAAAGTATTACTGGAACGACCTGGCGCACGTACTGCGTTCGTATGAGGAGTTCGAGCAACATTCCCGGGACGCAAACATGCATGTCATTTCCGCAGATGTGTTATTTACCGTGCGGAACCTACAAGACAACTGTTCGGAATACGAAACGCGACATGCGATCACATTGTTAAATACGTTCGACGCACAGTGGTTAATTCTCGACAACTGCCGGTTGGCGATTGCCACCTTGTTCTTCAAAAGTGAGCATTTCCGTACACTGTTATTGAACACAGTTGTCTTGTACGGTGGATATCACTGCTCACGGACCCATGAACGGTTTGCTCTGATCGCGATTGCGACCATTTACCGAATGTTTGTACACAATCGCATACAGTTTTCGACACCGTTCCAGGAAACGTGTGCTCGTCATCTGCTCGAAACACCCGACTCATCGTATGATGAACTGACACTGAAGCAATGGATGTGCGTCGTGCACAGCATCATGGAAGAACGGCAACTGGAAACGTGCCTTCGTCGATTGTCGGGCTGGCGCGCACACGCGCCGCTATTACGTATCTGCGACTACGACTTGGCGCGTAATTTCCTAACCATTGACAGCGGACCGATGCTGGAACGCCTAAGGCTTATGGATGCGAGTGGACAAGCCGAGTTTGACACCGTCAGAGAGTGGGTCCGTGCGGGGTACTTTGTGTAGGTAAAAATAAGATAAAAATAAGATAAAAAAAGGTATGAATAACGTAAAAATAAGGTAAGAATAACGTAAAAATAAGGTTTGATTTATTTAAATTTCTTGTTCCAGTCTCGTGCGCTTTGTAGCTGGTTCCTCTGACGTCAACGAAGTTAGGATCTCTTCGAGTAATATATGGGGATTGAATTGCCACGCGGAGTATCCATTTGTCTTGGCTTTGTCGACAATACTGAATAATCCCATGTCAATGATGGCATGATTAAAGTTCTGCAATTGCTTGGGGTGCTGTTTTTTTTCAACCATCTTCTGCCGGTAATACCCATGGAAACAAGTTTTAGTAACGGTCACAGTGACATCGATCGAGTAAGAGCCGTCATCCAGAGCTTTCGCTCGCGGTTCGTGGAACTTCTGTGGGATATCAGTGAGACGAATAACACCATTATCTTGTAACCCTTGGCAGAACGTTATCAAAAAGTCTTTCACATCATGTACCCCCACGCGTTTAGTAGCTGATTGGACAGTGTCGTTTAGCTTTCGTTTGTTGATTCCAGCAATAACAACGTCACCATAGACTGGGAACCCCGCGAGATCCGTCGCTCGCTTGTTGACTTGTTCTTTTGTTTGCTCATTTATGAACATGTTGTGGTCACCGTTTTCCAAGGGTACAATGGTATATTGATCACCAACTTTTTGTCGGAGTGTTTCAACACCCGGGTCAATCGAATAACGATAGATCTTTGGAACTTTACGCAAATAGTCCGTGTTTACAAAACAATACTGACTTATGTCTAACCGACGTGCGAGGGATGTCACTTCTTGTTCCACATGCGTGAGGTTGAAGCATACCGTGCAATTAATCGATGGGCTCGAGAGTGACATGGACTTGAATATCGATAGCAGCGTTCGGAACTTTTGCTTGGTGACTTCAGGAACATATGACTGAATACAGCGAACTGGAGGCTTGGGGTCTATACAGTTGTCCACTTCATCATATGATTTCGTTTTACTGTCTTTGAATTGGGTAAACATTATTGCCAAGGGGATGCTCACATTGTAATCGAGTGTATCGAGTATTGTACCTACACCAGACCAGTGTTTCCCTCTGGGTATGTGTTCATTGTTCCTGAATCGGTAGAACAGTTGTGCCAACCATCGCAAGACTTGCCCGCCTTTGCCCATATAGCCATATTGAGCATCATAAAACACGCTTTTAATATCTCCATCTGACACCATGTTCTCCACAACCCGTGGAACACGACGAATCAAATCGTTTCGAATATCCTGGTAATTAGTTATGGTAACGTTTGCACTTCGGATGTATTTCTTGTAAGCATGTATACATGCATCAATTTCATCCAACGGGATGGTAGGAATCGCGTTTTTCTTTGTTTTTTGCATCGACAATATCGCATTATCCGTGCTATTAATCACAGAAATCGCGTTGTATATTTGCTCACCACATTCCAAGTACTTTTTCTTCGCGAGGTAGCGTCTCACTGTTTTTTGGAGGGTTTCATCGACTTTGCGCTTCAGTGCGCATCTTGCAAGGAACCCCCGGACTACTCTCTGGATGCACGTGGCAAATTTTGAAGGTGCATTCATCGCAATTGGTCGTCCACAATACTGCATCGGTCGCCCAGAGCTATGGTACGCCGCGTACCGCGACAATTCTGCGTCCGTAAAACCAACATCATAAAACGTTTGCAACGAATGACGATCGCTGTTGAGCATTATCCGCAACTCGGTGTTTTTCAACCATCGTCGAGCCGCTCGTTGAAGGACTCTTGCTGCACGTACGCGCTCGTTCAAGACGTGAGAAAGGTTTTTCTTCGCGCGGTCGTTGCTCAGAATGTACCGATCGACGACCACTGTCTCGTTCTTGGACATGTCGAAATTCACACGCTTCCGTTTGCCTGTAATATTTGCAGTTTTTTGGAACACCGAAGTTCCCGTAGGTGTGCAAGGGTGGACGCAAGCCATATGTGCCTTGGTAAATTTGGATGATAATTCAGAGTAGAAATAAAAAAAGTCGGTTGAGAAAGCTACGAGTTCACATGTATTGTGTTGCGAATTTATGGACCATCCGTCCACACACATCCGCCGTGGGGGGTTGCTCTTGGAAAATATTTATTGTATACTGCGATGACATTACTTTTTATATATAGTATTTGATAGGTTATCCGTGTACTTATTTCCACGCGTACATGTACACACGCTTCCTGTCCTGTCGTAACCCAAAATCTTTTGAATTTAAGACTTGATGTTGGAATGTGTAGTCCATTGAGACCAACGTGTCTTTAATTTCCTGAAATATCCCATGTTTCAGCAGTTGTACCACATTCTCCAATACGACAAATTTGGCGTCACTTGTACGTATTGCATCAATAACGTACTTATACATTCCAATCAATTTGTGTTCACCAGTACGACGATTACTGACCGAGAATGGTTGACAGGGAAACCCGGCACATAGTAAATCCGCTTTCGGTATATCTGCTTTTCGCAAATCGCCCAAAGGTGGGACGCTGGGAAAGTTGTCTGAGTAACATTCGATGGCTGCTTTTTTAATATCGCTGAAACCAAGACAAGTTATACCCGGGAATACCTGTTCGGCTGCAAAATGGAACCCACCGATCCCAGAACACAAGTCAATCATGGTGTTTGCCGTTCCATGTGCAGATAATATTTCAAGTACATGATGTGCAACTGGGACTGATATAGCGTTACCAAACAGATTTACATATCGTGTTTTGGGCAAAATAAAATGTTGTGGAAACCCATGATAGTCGGCACATTCCCTCGGCGTCGCATGACGCTGTAGATCGTAAAACTTCACCGGGTTCGATGTTAGTGTTCGGACAATTCCTTTACTGTGGACATAGTAAAGCCACTGCACTCCGTCTTTGCGCTTATTGTTCTTGTGAACGTGCAATCGTTGTTTTTTAGCATCATAAAATGTTGACCATTCGTCGTTATACTTTACTCGTGACGTTTTTTTCAAATCTGGTTGTTTGGTAAAATGGTTGTTTATAATAAGGCGCTCTGCGTTGGGGAGATACTTCATTGTTATAATTTAAGTGGGGTAAAGCGCACGAATATACTGTAGAAAAACGAAAGCTGTCATATACGGTACCACATGGTGACACATCCGCCGTGGGGGGTTGCTCTTGGAAAATATTTATTGTATACTGCGATGACATTACTTTTTACATATAGTATTTGATAGGTTATTTGTGTACTTTAAATACACTTACTCAACCACTGAAATCCCTCGTCAATACCGACACCGCTGACGCCCACGGTCTCACAGACTTGCCACTGTCTGCTTTTAATACTATACATCCCCATAGCATTGGTCACTTCCGACGTCGTCGCTGCATTCGGAAGGTCTTGTTTATTCGCCAAGACCAAGAACGGGATGTTTTGAAGTAGCGGGTGGCAATCCAGGGTCATCAACTCGGTCTTAGCCTCGTTAAATCGTTGCTTATCGGCGGAATCGACGATAAAGACAATCGCGTCCGTGTTGGGAAAGTAATGACACCACATCTTGCGGATCTTGTGCTGTCCTCCGATATCAAACGCACAAAAGGTAAGGTTGCCATGTTTAAACGTTTCCGTAGTAAACCCGATTGTCGGGACGGTGACACTGTGGTCGCCGTGTTTTAAACGGTTGAGAATGGTCGTCTTCCCCGAAGCATCCAACCCCAGGATCAAGATCTGGGCTTGTTTGCTCTCGAACGCCCACTCATGAAAGAACGAGAACAGACCACCCATTTGGCAAGATAAGAGCGTGCTTATATAGGAAGGATACCGGGCGAGTTGAGCAAAATAGCGGTATATAAGCGATGGACTCGCTCGATAAACATGGCACACTCTACTCTCCTTAACTTACATATCGCGGCGTTTTTTATTCATTTAGTGTCATGCATACTCTCCTGGTATTTACATACCGATAGCGTACGTTCGGATATTACCATACCACACCATGTATACGAAATCAACAACGGGACCATGGTAAAATCCACGATATACGAATCCGTCATGAAACAGTCCGCTTTGGCGTGGATCACCGCCAACGAGGCGTTGACATTCTTCTCACATCTCATTGCCGTAGCATACCTATGGTGTTACAAAGACGAAGCTATCAAATTTGAACCAGTGCGACGCACGATGGAATATTTGCTGACGGCAGGTATCTTGCAAGTCGCGCTCGTTCTCGGTGTAGGGTCCATGTCGTTGTACGGTCTCCTCTTCTTACTTATTGCGAACGTGGTGTTGCAAACCATTGGATACGCAATCGACGACTCGAAGAGCAAAGGACTTTTGTACACCGCGGCATTTGTACTACTGGGTGTACAGATCCTGTACGTTCTCGCCAATGGATCGTACTTGAGTGGACCAGACACTATATGGTACACTGCTATGAACGTGATCTATGCGGTGTTTTACGTCGGGTTCGGTATCGTCAAGCTTATAGACAGGCGACAAAATGAAGTCTATATTCTCATGTCCGTCACGTCAAAAATATCGTTAAGCTGGCTGTTGATCGGTAACATATTTCAAAGCTTTCGTGACTTGGGGGCGAAAACAGACCCAGACTTTACCGATTTCGACTGGAGAGCCTTCCAAGTCGTCACCGCCGCGGTCACCGGCGTTGGACTCGTTCTCGGCTTTGTACTGTTGATGCGCATGAAGGATGGAGGAAGTAAAACAGCGGTGGGATCAGAAGAAGAAAGAAAGGGTTTGGTGAACGCACCACAAACCTCAAAACCTTTGCGATACTAAACCCGCTACCGAAAGTCTACCCTTTTGCATTATTAAAAATAGACTATATATATGTACCCTTCCCTTACCATATTACGTAAATCATGGCTACTGGCATGGACTCATACATTACTCAAGGATTAACCTCTGGCGACAACATGTCCGCCCTCGAATCTTTTTTCGGACCGTACCGCGGATCCAACGAATCAATGCGCGCCGATGAACAATTGGCTCACGAAACCTATAATCTTCCCAAAGCCTATGAAGGCAAGAACAAGTTTCTTGAAGAGGTCCTCGACTTCAAAATCCGCAAGGAAGACGAGTTTTACACCCGTTCGTTGCTCCCATGGGAATTTACGGACGATTTGCACATTGCGTGGGAAGTGTTTTCATTTAATCGCACGCTTGCGGACCTTGAACCTCATCAGGGCGTCCCGAGATATGTGAGTGCGCAAAGCGAAGCCCACACGGACAATCTCTTGCGCAGAGGTTTGGCGTTTATTATCGAGCATGGATTCTACAAAACAGAACGAGGAAAGCGCCATTTCGCGCTTAACCTCCAACAAATCACCGATGCCGTGCATACGACGTGCTACTTTGGCGTCATTCATGCATTGCTTGCGGGTCAAAACTACTACAAAGAGTGGCGCGTTAAATTTGGACAACAAATTGCTCGCGTGAACGATTTGCAACAAATGGAACGACGACGATGGGCGATTGTCCAGAAATCGCAACATGGTCTGTATCTCCTGGATGCAGAGATCAAGCACGAAATGAAACGTGAAGGAATCGTGCCCAACCTCTGGGTCTTCCCCGACAAGCTTTCTATCTATGTTCATATGGCAGGAGAGGGACAGTTGGATTACCACGAACGCGGTCCACAAGCCAACGACAATCGTGAGAAAGGCGACCAGAAAACGACGTTCCGAGGTCTTCCGGTCTTTGAAGCGCAAAGCTTCGATGTCGACTTTACCGGTGCACCGGTTGATTTGATGGTCCGTGAACGGCAATGCGGGGAATTCTTTACGTTGAAAAAAGGCACAAGTAAATACATTTACGACGCGGACGCCGACAAGTGGGCAGAGATTTCATGGGAGAAATATGCACAGTGTCGTGTGAATAATCGGGATTATAGTGGCGGCACCGCCGATGATTTTAGAAAAAACTACGAAAATGGCATCGGTACAAAACAGCCAGAGGAAGATTTTAGTAAGGAACCTACAGATACCGGTGTAAACTACGACCTCCTCCTCTTCCGTCCCCACCAAACCTACAACATGGCGTCCGCAATCCTTGCCAAAGGTGGACGTGAGCTCGGTAGCACCTTTCATGGACACCATGACTTCATGCTGTCGGACGACATTATCCGCAAAGTGCACGTTGGTCACTACACGTTCTACTCGAAATCGGTCGTAAAACGCCCCAAGAACTACGTGATCGTCGAGGACATCTTCTCCCAAGGGTATGTGGGCGGTGAAAACGTCCAAGCGTTTGGTATGAATGCATACTTAAAAAAGCGCACAGATATCTCTCCTGCTGAAGACTACGTAAGGCACCGCAACGAAGGTAATTTGGGGAAAGGTGGTACACCGTCCATTGTGGTCGTGGCAGTTGATAGCGTTGACAATGTCAAGTCGTGCATTGATTTGACTGGACGATTCCATCCGTCTGTGTACGAACGGTTCCATGGCGACTACGCTGGAAACCAACCCGAACATTACGGCGCCTCCGGCACCGTTTACAGTGCGCTTGGAATGCAAGACATGGACCCATACCGTATCACGGACGCGGATGAATTCGTCAATCGCGTGCAACGGCTGAACACGGTCTGTTTCCGAGGGTGCGAAGGTGAAAGGGATAATAGTCCTGGTAGTGGTGGCGTCTTTCGCATCACACACCTTAACCAGGGACACTGGTCAGAGAATGTATATCCCGGATGTCGTAAGGTACGCGATGGGGAGAACACGTTTCTTAAGGACCAAAATTACCAAATCGGGTTGTAACAAGGATATATCATGATCAATGGTTCCAGATAACCATATTATACTTAAACAGACTTAAACAGAAACAATTATCCTTAATAATCCATTATAGAAATAAATAAATTATATTTTAACTTTGAACAGTCTACACACTATAAAAGCAGTAATATAGCCCCTACGACTACATGGCAGACGAACAATACCTTGACGTTCTGACCTCTTTGATCGAACATGGCGAACGCCGCGAGACCCGCAATGGAGTGGTGTACAGTCTGTTCGGGTATGTACTAAACTACGACCTCGCGGAGGGGTTTCCGCTGCTGACGACCAAGAAAGTCTGGTTCTCCGGAATCAAGTCCGAGTTGGCGTGGTTCCTTCGTGGATCTACCGACGTCACCGAACTACATGCACACAACAACCATATATGGGACCTTAATAGTAAGGATCGAGACTACGATGCCGGTCCAATCTATGGGTTTCAATGGCGACACTTTGGTGCCGAGTACGTCGACTGCAAGACCGACTATACGGGTCAGGGCGTCGACCAGGTGGCGGCGATCATCGAGGAAATCAAGGCGAACCCAAACAGCCGACGGATACTCTTGAACGCCTGGAACCCGGTCGCACAAAAAGACATGTGCTTGCCACCGTGCCACGTCATCTATCAGTTCTATGTGAAAGACAATACGCTCAGCTGCCAGATGTACCAACGGTCCGCGGATGCTTTCCTTGGACTCCCGTTCAATATTGCCAGTACCGCGTTGCTCACCCATCTGATCGCACACGAGACCGGGTTGGCGCCGGGAGGAATCCGGGTCGTCCTGGGCGACGTACACCTGTACGAGGAACACGTCGGGGTCGCAGCGCTCCAAGCTCAACGGGTGCCGTATGCGGCACCCGCACTCAAGATACATCGCACCCCGGACGGACTCAAAGACGTCAAAATGGACGAAATCGAGCTAGAAGGATACCGGTACCACCCGGCGTTAAAAGCACGCATGCTGTAGTAGAATATTATTAGAATTTAAGGTAGTGTAGATTAGTTCTATTTTTACCAGATTGCTTCAATGCAATTGATCGTCGCGTTTGTTTGCGGCGTTTGCGTTCTTCCGCTTTTCTATTCGCTTCTTGCATTTTAATACGTTCTTCCGCTTCTCTCTTCGCTATTCGCATTTTAATACCCCGTTCATACATCCTCATATCTACTCTAGTTCTTATTAACTCTTCTGCAAGAGCGTCATTGAGATTTTTATAGTCCGTACCTTCCTTCCTCTTTTTTCTCTCCTCTTCAAGAAATCTATAATATGCCTTATTATATTCATCCTTGTTTTTTTTTCTCTCTTTCTCTATCTCTTTTAAATCACGAAATTCTTTTTTGTAGTCAGCTGTGCGATTTGGTTCTGCGATTCGGTTGAATTTTTCGCCGAAGAAATCCTTTTCGGAAAAATCAGGAAACACTGGGGTTTTATGTTTGATTTTGGATTTCTTCGGGTTTTGCCGTCTTCCTTTTTCACGTTCTTTTTTAAGTTCTTCACGTCTCCTCACCCACCGTCGGTGATTATCGTCGTTGATTTTGATCTTTCCTCGTGTAAGTGGATCTTCGGGGTTTAACGCATATGGATCGTGACCATAGACGATTGTTGGACGTCTGCTCTCTTTCCCGCTATCCCCAGGTCTTTTGTTAGGCTCTTTCGCATCTTTAAAATCTTCGTCGTCGTCACTATCAGAGGGGATATATGTTTCGTCACCAGAGACGACTGTTGAACGCCTACTTTTTTTAGGTCTACGACTGTTTTCTTCCCCACTATCTCCCATACTACCCTACAAACAGCTAGACATATATACGAAAAAATACTATATGTACCAAGTACTCGACATGTAAACAATGGACAAAGCATATTACTGGGTGGTCAACCCTATGTATATCAAGGAGATTCCGCGTAATGAGATTTCCACCACGTGTATCGACTGCTTGCTTGGCAAAAAGCCTTGCAAACGTAACTTTGTTACCATACTGCGGTCTCTCCCGGGTGATCATTCGTGGAAGTGGATGGTTCGTCCGCCAAACTTGCCCATGCAGAGAGCGTAATGTCGGAAATTTTTTCGTCGAGTAAATATAGGTCGCGTTCCGCGTCGTTGACGTCGTCGTCGCTTTCATCGTCCGACAGCTCGAGAATGCGTTCTAGCTCACGCATCTTTGCCTCTTCAATATCAGGAGTGCGTTCTAGCTCCGCTAGTTTGTTTGGTTCTAGTTCGTCGTCGCTTTCATCGTCGGACAGCTCCAGAATGCGTTCTAGCTCACGCAGCTTTGCTTCTTCAATATCAGGAGTGCGTCCTTTCAGATTGAGACCGTTTGGGTTGCTAGAGTCTTGCAGACCGCCGCGATGCAAGGTATGACCACCACTGTTAAATGCTATTTTACCACCGGATTCGATCTCTTTCAACATGTCCGCGGCAGTCGTTCTCCGTGGAACTGGGGTTTCTTTCTTTTTTGAGCGCCGATGTTTCTTTCCATTTGTCACCTTTTGACGTTTTCGAGGTAGCTCCTGAAGTATCTCGTCCGTTTGCGCGCGACCAGCACGTGTTCTACCCCTGGAATCTGTTTTGCGTTCCGGTGGAGGGTATTTCCGTGGGCGACCGGGTTTGCGTTTCACCGGTTTGTTTGCATCGATAATTCGTTTCCCGTCACGGGTGGTACAGCGTTCAAAATTGCCGTATAAACGCTGGAACTCGTTCACAAACTCTTGTGCATTTGGCTTTCGTTCGAGTAGATTAATCCAGTTTTCAGGATGATTGTCGTACAAACACGCATGTTCCTTCCATTGGACAGCTACATCAACCATCTCCCGTATCATGCGATCGTACCCTTGCTTGTCCGCCGGTAATCCATCAGGGTACTCCAATTCACCGTTCTCATCCCGAGGGTTCATAGACGCGTCGTCTTTCGTCCAATCGGGATGAACTGGGTAGTACTGAGTCAAATGATCTTTCATTTTTAGTTCTACATTGCTCGCGCGTTCATACGTCTCAAGGTACGTGACCACCAGTTCTGTGGACGAAACAATTGTGCACATTTTTTTGTATTGTACCTCGGTCATATTCCCTAATTCCCATTCGCCATCTCCATCTTGGTCAAAATGATTTGACTCTAAAAAATCATGAATTCTTGTTGATAACAAAATACAAGTATCTCTGTGATCGGTAAAAAAGGGACTGTTCATACGTTCATGCAATCGACCCACACGATTCACGATTTCCTTCACATGGTCTGTACCAAATGGCTTCTCGACTGGACATGATCGCTTACGTTTCCCAGTGGTCTTTTCGATATGCGCGTCAAGTTCACGTTGGATACCACGGCATTTCGCGGCGGGGGTGGCAGACGGACCCATAGCTCTCAGCACGTTATACGGATCACCGTCATCGTTCAACACCTGGAACGGTGGTTTTTGCGCTCTCATCTGTTTGTGTAGATACTCACGACAGGCGCGCTCATCCCCGCAACTCAATGTTTGAAATTTCCCACCGGGACACATAGCTTCTTTGCGATATATCTTCTCAAATGAGACCTTTGCCAAAGATTGCTTCTTCTGCGTTTTCTTGCGTTTGTTTTCGTTTATTTCTTTTTGACGATGTTCTCTTCTAATTTTTGTCGCTATTTTACGTTTTGCGACCCGTATATCGGTTTCGCTCGGTCCTCTCACATACTTGCCGCCGTTACGGGTGGATTTTTTACCGCGTCTCAGCATGGGTGCTTTTCGACAACAACTCGGCTTACCATCTTTCGTAAACTGGACACCCGCCGCTTTTAAATCTTTGTTCGTCACACCACTGGCATAATAGGCTTGTAGCGTCACACGACGATTAGCAAGAATATAATTATTTAATTCTCCACTGGCGAGAGCAGCGACAATTTCTGGGACACTTCTGGACATTTCAATGCGTGTATTTGAAGTCACGTCGTGCCGCGACACTTTTTGGAAATAGTTTAGAACGTAGAACAAACTGCTAAAATTTCATGCATGTCTGACAAAAACTCATCGCTGCACGGGTGGCGGTCTTTCCCGGGTACAGCCATGGGAGGGAGTGGGAACTGTTGTGTGTGAAAACTCGAGTATATTCAGATGACATTACTTTTTCATTTTTGCTAAAAAATCATTTTCACATGGACACACCATTACTATCTTTTTTCTAGACCCACTGCGATGGTAAAATACATGGACATACAATGAACATCTTGCGAAAAATAAGTATATATCGACATACCACTACTAAAAATTAAGCAATAAAATAATTATACATAGACATACCATTGCGTTTTTGAACTCCCCGGTTCCCGCCGCTTTGGCGACCCCGGTCGACGGTTCCCGCTTTTTGTACATAACTATCCGTACATACTCCGCATCATACTGTAATCACCATTGCATTTGTCGAATAGCATGTGTTTCACTGCAGCAGCACTCCCTTCTGTAACCAAGACTTTTAGTGCTATTTTATTCGCCTCGTCCATGACCATCGGCTGTTTAGCAGGCACAGGTGCTGTGAACTCGTTCTCGATTGGGACTTGTGGGGCGTGCGCCTTGGCAACTTCCGGGGGGAGCTGGTCGTTCCATGGTGTCGAACCGTGCGTTTTGATCGCCGCCTCGATCCGTCGCATCATGATTGCATATCCACTGGAATCATACCCTAGGTCCAACACCTTGCTCTCGATTGCCCGAAACGCAGGACTCTCATTCGTGAGATACATCCACCCGCGGTTCGCCGGGGGTCCCGCTTTAAACAGAGCGGTGATCTCCTTACATAATTTGTGTTCCGCGATGAATTTTAAGGCAGTTTGCGTGTCTTTTTCCCAGTCCATTTTGCATTGTACCGGTCTGATATATATACGGCTGGGTTTTGTTAAAATTTTAATGTGTAGGTAGCGAAGACATCCAGAGGCATGATCCCACCGGGAAAGGCGGATGGTAAATCATCATTTTCCTTCTCGTTTTTGGACTTTTCCCCTGTGGTCTTTTCGTTCTTTTGGTCCTCCATAGCCTTGACTGTTGCTTCCAAAATATCGTTTTCAACCCTATCTGCAATGCCATCAACAACCGTTTCTTCGAACTGTTTATATATCAAGCGTCTCTCCTTCAATATTTTATTCGTGTCTTCGATATATTTGGTCGCTTTTGTGGTCGCCTGTTTCGCCTGTTTCATGATCGTACGGTCGACAATGAGCGTGTTCTGGTACACTTCGTTCTCAAATTCAGCTTTTAAATTCTCGTATGCATCCTTACGTTTCCGTGCATTAGCACTATTTAAACCTTTGAAACTATCCAACCATGTTTTCCTTTCGTCGTAGTGTTGTTTTAAGCTGTCATAATACATGTCCACGTTGCTCTTATTCTCCTCATTTCCATCCGATTTTGAATCAACCATCGTAGATTTATCATATTCGTGGATGGGATGTTCCCTCGGAATAATTCCAATGTACTTTAAGATTTCGTGTAACCAAGCAGTGTATTTATCGAAGTATTCAACGACCCAAAACGCCTGCCATTGATTGTTCCCATATTCTGTATGTCTATTTCTCTCATCGTCTTTCAATGTTTTCCAACATACCTCAACTTTATCAACCGGTACGAGTATATCTTGCTCTACATCAGTCCAATAAATATACGACACAATTTGATTCTGTACACTACATGGACCCATTTTGATCTGTTTGGCAAAATCCGTAAATAACATTTCCTTCGCGTTCATTAAATCCATCGTTGTTGCGTCAAGTTGTGTCAATTGAGTGTCGCAGATTGCTTTGGTACGGGTCAATATATCCTTACCGGATCTCACTTTTTTCATCGCTTCGTCGATAAATTTTTTATCTTTATTTAGTTCTTCTTTTAATGCATCTGGGTTCGCAAAATAATTAGTTGATGAACCCCAAAATATATCGTCACTGTTCTGCCACATTAGTCCTCCGGCATGTCCACTTAAAGCAGTCGCTTTTTGCATAAACACTTGTTCGATAATCATGGTACTGACTTTCATGTCCACTGATTTATCACCCATCCATATTGGACCTAAAGACCGTGTAGTGTTGAATAGATCAATAATCCTGACGCCAAGTCTGACATAGCTGACAAATTTCAACTGTTCGTGTGGTCGATTGCCAATGAAAGAGGGGAAAATGTTTTTGTATGCTGCATAGTCTACAGCAGCCCAAAACATTTCAGATACCAATGTTCCTTCTACTGCTAACGCTATGACTGCACTGTCTTCCAAATCCTTATCACCCCACTTACTCCGAATATAGGTTTTTAATGCTATACCAGCAAATTGAATTGCACTACCGGTACATGGAACTACTTTTGTGTTAGGTGGCGCCGCATAGCATTTTGCAAAATTTGCCGAAAATTGTAATAAAATATAGGCTGTCTCAAGGTTATACGCTGTTTGTATCAAGGACTTAATTGATGCACTTTGTCCGAGAATAGGAGCTACGACGCCATCTACAAAGGGTAACAGCGACAGTGTTTCATCGATGAAAGAGACTGCATTCATACGAGTCAAAGGAGTTCTCGTAACCTTGCTTTTAACAACTTTCCCGATAGTAACCCAAGGGCTTATGAAAGTGTCCCAGGTCCGTCTGAGGTCGCTACGTTGTTCAAGTCTGTGCGATTCTTCTTTAGCAGCAGCATTAGTAATTTTTGTTATCTTATACGTCAGACCACCGAGCCGGTAGAAGAAACTTCCCAAAATATTTGTCAACACTGATGATATCGTAGAGAAGACAAGGGTTGGAAAAAACATTGTAAACAAAATTGCAGCAATTAAAACAACGAGAGCAAGACATTTTAGCTTGTTTTCCACACACCATCCAACTGTACTTTGAACATAATAGTACAGATAGTTTGCAATACTCTTCCACGTAGACATCCCTGACTCCTGTTGTACTTTCTCGTATAATTCTTGCATTTTTACGTCAGACGCAAGACCTTTTGCGATCTGTTTGAGAATACCAGAATGTTGATTTATCGCATTATCCACTTCTTCTTCTTCCATTGTACGTTTATTTATTTCTTCAGTTTGAAACTTTAAACTATTTTGAATAAGAAGTTCTAGTCTCTGTCTTCGTTTTTCAGGGTCCATTTTCGAATATTTCTCTCTTTTTTTCTCGTTTTGATAATATTCGAACGCTCGCTCTCCTACTGTTTGAAGTTTTTTCTCCCGGTCAAACCGAATAGCTACAACTTTTCGCAAAGTATCGCAAAATGACACGTTTGTCTCGTTTTTTGTGATATATAGGTCACATAGCTGTCCCATCAAAGTTTGTGCTGCATTACAATACAAATCACTTAGTCCACAAGTTCTTGAGAGTTCTATACCTTTCTTCTTTTTTTTGGTTGCTTTTGAAGACATGTTTGTTTACATGTTACTTTCTTATATATATGACTTAATTACAAATAAAGTAAATTAAGGAAAGCATCTATTTATTTGCATCCGTAACTACTAAATGCTTTCAAGCGCGGTCGATTCCGTGAAAACAATTTTTGCCGGAAAATATTATGTCGAACAACAGTTGGCAAAAATGCAAGTTCACAGACTCAATAAGAAACAACTTATCGAGAAAGCAACAAAGAAGAGGTCAGAAAAACTTATAACAAGTATTTTTGACGAGTACGACAAACTAATACAAGCCGAAAAATGGCGTTGGATAAAAAAGGGGAATAAGCTACATTGTTACAGAAAGGAAGATGTCAAAGATAAAACTTGTAATTCGTCTTTCCATGATGGTATATTTCCACCGCTCGGTGCCATTGCTGCAACCATGGACAGTTGCAAAGATGTCCTTCCACACAACGAGGTAAATGTCGACGATGTCAAAGACACATTGCAGGCATGGGGTACAACCTATACCAACCTAGAGTATTGGGTTCTGCAACTAGAAGCATTAGAACAAGACATGGCTGTCACTATGCGCATCTAACTATGGAACAGCTTACAGTACTCCGCGTATCCATCGTGGTAGATCGCAAAACATTTCGCGTGGGCGGGGTTCGACTTGTCATTGATATGGTAGCGACACAACTCGTACAGAGGTCGCCATCGTAGATCCACGATCTCGGGCGCGCTGTGCGCGACCGTATCCATCTGGGATTTTAACGTAGTCTTTGTGTCCACGCTGTCTATCGCATCGTGGATACGTTGCAGTACGCCGATTAAGTAAGCTTGTTTACTGTCTGCCATTTACTTTAATTTACTTGTGCTTATATAGTTGTAATTTAGCCACGTCACGTAAATGTAGACTATATATAATAAAATAATTATTGTTAAAATGTCCGAAGAATGGGAAATGAAGGCGTTACATGAACTTCTACCATTGGTAAAAAAACTAGGTGGAGGTTTAAAATGCAAATCCATATGTGCTAATTTATTAAAAAAAGGTAAAAAACAAGTAATGGAAATGATATCAACTCCAGAAATGTTAAAGAGTGAGTTTCTACATGCAAAACATGGTTATATTCGGGAAAGTAAACAGTACAGTAGTGACCATGTGGTATTGGTTAGGGGGGGATGTAAATGTGTTGGTAGACTACACACCAATCCATATTTCTGCGATGATAACTGGAGACAGCGAGAACACGATTCTTGGGAAAGTTTGAGAGATAAAGATTAAACGTTTACTATCATCCATCGTATTTTCTATTACGCACCAAATCCCAGAGTTCCGTCGGCGTGTTGATCGTCATGTATTCCACATTCGCACTTTTTGCCTCGCGCATCAACTCGCTCCGTGTCCAACGTGGGTTCTTATGATGACAACCATGGATATTCAGACCGCCAGATAAAAAACAGTACACGTGGCTGCTAGGGAATATGTTCCACGCGATATCCTCGGCGCGCTTTGGTAACGAATGGTCCAATGAACGGATGCTCGGGTCCAATATATGCGTTGTCAACCCGAGATACGCAAACGAACACAGCGTAGATAGCCACACCAGCGGCACGCAGTACAGTGGCAGCATCAACAACCCAACCACCAATGGGACCTTGCCCAATTCGCCCCACAACGTAGTTTCGTGTTTCGAACACAGTAAATGGCGGATCTCAGAGATCACGGAACCCCCGTCCAATATCATACCGTCCTCTGGGCAACCTGGGTTTGTATGATGGAGCTGGTGTTCAGACTGCCATACATCACGGGGTACAAGCACTCCGTTTAAGCATACATACGACAACAACGTGTTCACACGCGGATATGGACTGAACGACCCATGCATACAGTCATGACCAATACTGACCAATGCAAACAGCGACCAGCCCAGTGGCACCGATGTCAGTAAGCACCACGGTTTGTACATGTACGTACAATAATAAGAGACAGCAAGGATAATAACGTACCCCGCGAAATGCACATAATTAAGTACGTACATACTTACAAAGCCATATGGGTGTTTAAATAGTGTCATACCCATCGGAAAAATTATGTCTTACACGCCACGATCGTCCTGTTTTCTGTACTCTCATACACTTCTTCGTCTTGCGGTACCGATGGAAACGTCGCCATGGGCGGGAGTACGTTTGCGGCGGGCGAGTTGTACAAATCCTGTAGCTCAATCTCCAACTCGTCCTCGTCTACACGTACGATATCCTGACCGAGGACCGTGTCGATTTCCATGATTTGGTCTTGGTACTCTTCCATACTCTCCTGCAATTGCTCGATTTTCTCGACGTTGTGTAACTTGGTAAATGTCTTAAACACAACAGCAGTGGATTTCATAGCTTCCAGTTGCATTGACGCGATGCTCAATTGTTCCAAGGCGTACAACTTGTGGATCACCTGTTCGCGTTTTGCACCACACTGCTTAATGTATTGTGCGATGATCTTTTTCTTCCGTAAATGCATCAGTAAATCGCTCTTTCGTGTACCCGACCGTACGCCACATTTCACCGTGTCGTCAATCTCTTCGATCTGGTGTTCGTATTTCTTTTGCATCGTTGTCAACAACGTGTCGATGTTTCGAAGACGTTCCATGTTCTTTATCAAAACGCCCTGCTGTGATTTCTTACCAAACGCACACCCCATTTACTTTTACATGTTTACAAATAAATAGTATATAAACAATCCTCTAGTTACCAAATGAAATACGTAATACTCGTATCGTTACTGGTCTCGCTTGTCCGTGCTTCCGATCTATTTGCCTTTGACGAAGCTCTAAGTTGCCCCACCGGACAGTTCCGGTCGTTGGACGGTGAAGCCCAATCGTGTAAAGTCTGTTACAAGCCGACCTTTCGCGCCGCCTACGGCGTCGACACCCCGGAGGGCACTGGTGATTTGTACAAACACACCAAATGCTGTGCCCACCCCGACCAACACGTCTGTCAAGTCATGAAAGCGGAATACGATGCCAACTGTCCATGTGCCGCAGACAACGATCATTGTTTCCAAGCCTGGGATCCAACGGGTGTCAATGTCATCCATTTAGATTTGTCGTTGTTGGAGGATCCTAACACGTTTCAGTACACGGCGGCAGCCGGGGAGAATCAAGCTTCTATTGGCTGGAGCGGCGGCAGCATAAACGCTGAATTTAAAACACACGTTGCTTTTACGTCCATTATCCCCGGCGGACCGGAGGTCCCGTACAAAGAACTGACCATAAAGGATCAACAATTCACCATCGACTGTACGGAAACTGATATGGTAGAATGGTGTGCGTCGACTGCCAAGACCTGTACACGAGCTACCGCTATGATCATAGTATCGATATTAACGCATCCAGACTACTTGAATGATTGGATGTTTACCTTGACGTCCCTTATCTTGAACCGTAACGGCGAAGCAGGAGATATCGACTTACTAGTGACCGACCACGCGGCATCGCAATACCAATTGGGTCTCAATCCAGATACCGCCGTCCATGACGAATGGGAAAGAAACAACAACCTTGTACAATGCATTACCGGTGATGGGGGGAGTTGTGTGACCACTGGGAGGAGACGGCGGTTGTTGCACCTTTCAGCGAAGACATCGTAGACGAACCACAACTTACGCGTGCTTCAAATTATTACATAAGTTATCTGTTTTATAAAATCACACATAGCCACAGCATAGATATCCGGTCCATCC